GTTCCGACAGGATGTCCTCGTAAGTAGGTTCGTTGAGATCATCGACATCCTGCACGACAATGATCCAAGGCTAAGACTTCTTTCCAACTTCAGCGAATCAAACAGCAAGAAGTTCTATCAACTCCACGATACGGTGGCTGTGTCCATTTTACCCGTATATTCTTCCGATAGTATGCTGGTTTATGGCTACATATCTGTTGAGTGGTGTGACTTGGGAAGTTTGGACAAGGTAAACGAAAAGGAACTTACCCAGGATCTTGAGAATGCCAGGAGTCAGATTGCCTTCCTGCTCAATTCATCCAAAGACTACAGATGACAGATTTCCTCCGTAAGAACCTATTCAAAGACCTTGACCTAGACTTCACTCCACACCCCGTCACCGGAGATGTCGTTCAGAAGACCGACGCTGAGGCAGTGAAGAGGGCAGTTCGTAATTTGGTTCTTATGTCGAGATACGACAAGCCATTCAAGCCCGAATTAGATTCTCGAATCCGAAGTATGCTCTTTGAGCCAGCCACCCCACTTGTGGCTATGGCAATCCGTTCGCACATAATAGATGTGTTGGATCAATACGAACCTAGAGCCGAAATAAACGATGTGCAAGTGGTCTTTGACGAATCATACAATGCATTTCATGTGACGATATCATTCAAATTGACCAACACTCGCGAGATAACAAAGGTATTCGTCAGCATAGAAAGGCTTAGATAATGCCAAATCGCGTACTTACTCCCATCACAGAACTTGATTTCGACGGAATCAAGCAGAACCTCAAGAACTATCTCTCGACCACCTCCGAGTTCTCCGACTACGACTACGAGGGAGCGGGCATCAATGTCCTGCTCGACCTGCTTGCATACAATACTCACTATACGGCGATGTATGCCAACATGATCGCGGCTGAGTCTTTCATAGATTCCGCAATCATGAGGAAGTCCATAGTCTCCCTTGCAAAGAACCTGGGATATGTACCGAATTCGAAGAACGCGGCAACTGCCACCGTATCCTTGCAGTTCGGAACCACTAGCGGCGTTCCGTCCGTTCTCCCCGAAGGAACTGTCTTCACGGGATCCAAGGATGGCACCGAGTATACTTTCAGCACCATACAGTCGTTTGAGATCGACCGCACATCCGAACCATACATGTGCGAGAACATCGAACTGCATCAGGGCAAGTATAGGAGCGTATCCTTCATATACGATCCCGACAGCAATGCAACGAAGATAGAGATCCCCAGCGACGGCATCGATAAGGACATACTTCGCATCTATGTGATGAGGTCTCCATCCGATTTCACCAATGCCGATGTCAACTGGGTCGAGAACACCGACTATCTTGAACTCGATTCCACCAGCAAGGTCTACTTCGTCAACGAGAACTATCGTGGAAGATATGAAGTTTCGTTTGGTGATGGAATACTGGGAGCAACTCCTGAAAAGGGCAACTACATCGTAGTCATGTATTTCCAGACCGAGGGTGTCGCTGCCAATGGAATAGGAAACAGGGATACCACGACATCTTCCTTCTCGTTCGGGGGAATCCAAGGAAATGACTTTGATGCCACGGTAACGACCATCGCCGCGTCTTCGGGTGGAGCAGAGCGAGACAGCAACCTAAAGATCAAGTATGCTGCCCCAAAGTACTATCAGTCGCAGGACAGGACGGTAACCGTATACGACTATGAGAGCATCATCCTCCGCGAGTATCCCGATGCCGAATCGGTTCGGGTATGGGGTGGAGAGGAGAGCGATCCTCCTGAATACGGCAAGGTCTATATCTCCATTCTTCCCAAGAACTCATTCGTGTTGAGCGATGCACAGAAGGAAAGCCTGAAGAAGAACATACTCGACAAGAAGAAGATAGTCACGGTCAATGTGGATATTGTCGATGTTGACTACACATATGTTCTGGTCGATTGCTTCGTGACATACGATTCCACCCGCGCATTCAGCAGCGAAGCAGCAATCAAGGATTCGGTGGTGTCGGGAATCGGCACATATTCGGACCTCAATCTACAGGTATTCGGGGCAGCATTCCGCTATTCGCTGCTTTCCCGTCAGATAGAGGTGTCGAGCAACTCCATCGTGAGCAGCAGGGTGAACACACGCTTGCTCAAGCAGATAATCCCGCAGTATGGAGTCAACAACTACTCGCTCGACTTCGGGATTGCACTTGTCCATCCATTCGATGGATATACTCCAATCGTATCCACATCGGTGTTCCAATACCGAGATGCCGACAACAACACCAAGGACTGCTTCATTGAGGACAATGGATATGGCAAGTTGTCCATCTATACGATGATCGGAAGCACGAAGACCCTTGTCAAGGCAAATGTCGGAAAGATAGACTATCAGACTGGAAAGGTGAATCTGATCGGATTCGCACCAACGGGAACTGGTGGACAGCCATACATCAAGTTCATCGTCATTCCAGACCAAAGGTTCGACATCCTTCCAAAGAGGAATCAAGTTCTCCTGATAGATCCAACGATTGCCGAATCCATCACGGTGACCCTACAGGACGCTTCTTCTAGGAAGGCATAAGCATGGCTACTCTCCCCATTCTCTTCACGGGTAGCGGGGGAACTCCCGAGATACAGACACTTCAGTTGTCTGAGGAATCTCCTCGCATATTGAAGAGATTTGGTCCGAGCAACCTGATCGTGGATCAGGTTCCCGACTTCGTCAACAGCGACCATGAGACATTCCGAAGATTCGTTGAGGTCTATTACGAATGGATGGAGCAGTATCAGAATGCATTCGGAATCATCGATGCATTCACGGAACTCACGGACATCGACAGAACCTTCGTATTCTTCACGCAGGATTTCCGTGCGATGTACCTACAGAACTTCCCCGTGCAACTCGCGGTGGATTCAAATGGCAATGTGGTCAGCGAGGCTAACTTCCTCAAGAATGCACGAAACTTCTATGGGGCAAAGGGAACTGAGAAGGCATACCGCTTCCTCTTCCGCCTGATCTACAATGTCGCATCGGAAGTGAAGTATCCGGGCGAAGAGATTCTGAAATGCTCGCATGGAAAATGGATAGAGCGGACATCGATCAAGACTACAAGCGATGGTGGTACTGCAAACTATGCAATCGCAGGAAATCAGGTCTATCAGATAGATCAGATAACGGGAAATGTGATTGCATATGCCACTGCCACCGAGGTGATTCAGTACACCAAGAACTACTATGATGTGACCGAGATATTCGTCAAGAATCCATTCGGGACATTCTCGGAAAACCAGCCTCTGTACTGCAATCTTCCCACAGGAACCATAGAGGAACTCGTATATCCCGTCGTTAGTTCCATTGAAGTGGTAAATGGCGGATATGGATACGGAAAGACCGATTACATCTATGCTGCTGGAGTTGGCAATGGAGTTGGTCTTTCGACTGCACTTGAACTTACCGATGTCAAGGGAACCATAAAGTCGGTGAAGATCCTCGACTCTGGCGTTGACTATGTCGATGATTTCATAACGACTGTCGTATCCAATAGCGGAGATGGAACTGCGGAACTCCGTCCTGTCATCGGCGCATTGACCAACTATGCAGGATATTATGCCAACAACAACGGCAAGTTGAGTTCCAGCAAGAAACTCTTCGATGGAGACTACTATCAGGATTTCTCGTATGCCCTTCGTAGCGAGATATCCCTGTCCAAATACAAGGAGATGTACAAGAAACTTGTGCATCCCGCTGGCTTCAAGATGTTCGGAGAGATCCTCATCAAGAGGAACATCATCGACTCGCTCCCGTTCCATTCCGAGATGCAGAGATACGAGAATCCGTACATCGGTCACTATACTCCATATCGAATGGGAACCACCGCAGATCTAGCGACAAAATATCCGAATGGTTTCAACCCAAGGGGAAATACATTCAGTTCCTTCCAGAACTACGGACTGACGGGCGGAAAGTTGTTCGTCAAGCCAGTTGGCTTCACCTTCGTGGCAGGAACCACATGGACGAGCATCGGTGCATCGGGTGCATGTGGAAACGGAATATCCGCAGGAGTCTTTGAGTTCAACATACTCAACGATGGCGGAACATATGGTGTACTTCTGCTGAGAGGCATAGACTTCAATACGGCATCCGCTTCAATCACTGGTGCGGGATTCCTTGAGGGAGTCACTTTCAGAATGTATTCTCAGTCGGGTGGCTTCACGGCAACCATAGATCGCGTCCGCTATGGAGTCGGAATAGTTCCCGAATCCGATGGTACTACCCACGATACGCAGGGGCTACCCCTCGGTGCAAGCGGCAGCGTAGAGGGATACATAGAAGCGAAGGGACTCAGTTATTCATATTGGAAAGTCTATCACCATCCAAACACCCGTGGCATAAAGGGTCTCACGGGAGTCTGGAATGGCAAGACAGGTGCAGGAGCATCCTTCGGCTCTGTGGCTCTGAATCCATTCTTCAGGATGCCGATAGGAAACCACTTCCACTCTAATCCAAGCGGAACATCCTATGTCGGCACCACTGGTCCTGCGAATGAATATGGTCTGATTGAAAGCACAACCCTAGTATCACCGAACTTCTAATATGGCAAACAACGCTCTAAAGACAATGCTCAAGACCGACCTGATCGAAATGATCCAGAATGGCATTTCGAACAGCAACGAATACTATCTCTTCGTCAGCAGGGCTATTCCATACGAGGACAATGCCACTACCACTACAGTAGTTGAGAGCGATACCACGATTCCATCCATAGGTGAATCGTCGCGAAATGTGTATGATACTCAGAGGAACATGCTCTTCCTCAAGCGCATCAGACCAGAGAACCTGAAACTAGTAGTTCCAAGGATCGACTGGACATATGGAACCGTTTATACTGCATATTCAGAAACCACCGACATGGCGGGAGAGAACTACTATGCCATGACGAGTGACTACAATGTCTACAAGTGCATGAAGAGCAGTGGTGCATCTGAGATCATGCCGACAGGAAAATCTGCCGATGTGATCAGTCTTGGAGACGGATACAAGTGGAAATACATCTATACAGTTCCCGAAGACTATCTCGGACATCTTACACTCGACTACATTCCCGTGTTCATCGGAGATGAGAACTTCCCCGAACAGAAGCAGGTTCAGGATTCTGCTTTGCCGGGTTCCATCGATACCGTCACGATCAATGCCACCTTGAGTCCAACCTTCGATAAGGTCTATAGGACGGACAGATTCTTCGCAAACAACAATGCAGCCATGCTTGCCGATCTTGGCGTAGCGGCTAATGTGAAGGGATCTTCCTATGTCTCTTTCGATGTCGTAGGAGAGCAATCGAATCCGGCAAATGGATTCTGGAACAACTATGCGATATATGTGACCAAGGGACCGGGCATCGGTCAGTACTTCAGGATCATCGACTTCAAGAAGGGTGGCGGGGCTGGAGGAAGTTATTTCTATGCCAATGTCTACCCCAACCTGTCCAGAGACATCGTCACGCCAGAAGTTGGTGCCGATCTTGCATCCAAGTTCAAGATCGTCCCATACATCGCGGTGGATGGCGATGGTATTAATGCCGTGGTCATACCGAATACATCGAATGCAAAGAAGATAGCATCGCTGTCACTCGTCAATCCTGGATACTATTACACATATGCACAGCCGAGGATAGTCTCCGAAAGCACAAGTGCCGGATTGTCTGCCAGCATAGCATTGCTCAATGCTTCGATATCGACAAGTCTGTCCACTCCACGGGGACATGGTGCGGATGCGATAAGGGAGTTTGGTGCCGCAGATATGATGATGGTCACCGAAGTCGATGGGACCGAAGGTGGAAAGATATCCACCCGCAACGACTATCGTCAGTTTGGAATCATCAAGAGTCCATATCTCTACGGCGGAATCACGCTTGCGGGTGCGGAAGAGGAGATATCGCTCAAGGCATTGATCAAGAAGCAGCCTACCAAGAGCGATCAGTATTCCCTTTCCACATTTGTTCCAGGAAACTACATCATCGGCAAGGAAACCAGGGCTACTGCAAGAATACTCGACAACGAGATCATTCCAGGCTCACGATTCCATCGTCTCTATCTGACCGATGTCGTTGGAAACTTCAGGTTTGCCGAAGATGCATCAATCAATACCCGCATCTACTATGCAAGCGGATTCACAGGAACCTTTGCGACAGGAGATGTGGCTACTCAGTTCCAAGCACTGGATGGATGGACTCTCTCTGCATATGGAACCATCCTGTCGGTGAACAGTTCGGACAGGAATTTCGTGGTTGAAACCACTTATGGTGCATTCACCAGCGGAAAGAACATCTCGTTTGTCGCAGGAACCACACTCACTGCTGCCAATGTTCTTGAGGTAGATGATGATTTCGGAGAACTGCTCGGTCAGGTTTCCCTTGGTTTCACGGGTAGCAGTCAGTTCATCACCTTCGGTGGCGATGAAGTGTTCGGTCGCCTGGCATCGACTTCATTTGTTCCCACGGTTGTAGAGAATCTTGGAGAATATAGTGCGATCACCAAGATGAAGATAGTATCTTCATCAGGAAACTTCACGGATAAGGTTCTTCTTGGTTCCAATCCACTCGACGGAACCATCTCACAGACCGACTCCACTACTCTCAAGAAGACAACTGCCAAGGTTGTCGATTTCGTGGTTGATGGTGGTTCTGGTCTTACAGGTATGCTTCATCTGAGCAACCTGACAGGAACCTTCAACACAACCGATCAACTAAGATATCAGCCATATGGTTTGGTTCTTGATTTCCCGCTTACAACAACCACGGTCAACACCATCTACAATCCAGACATTGAAGTAGGTTCTGGAGATTTGTTATACATAGAAAATGTACGACCAATAGACAGAAATATCGAGCAATCTGAAGAGTTCAAGATTGTGATTGGTTTCTAGGAGCAAGATTAGATGCCTTCTTACGATCCTACCCTTTTCAATGTAAACCCATACTACGACGACTTCAATGAGGACAAGAAGTTCCTCCGAATGCTCTTCCGTCCAGGCTATGCGGTTCAATCCAGGGAACTCACCCAACTACAGACTGTTTTGCAGAATCAGATTGAAAGATTCGGCAACCATGTCTTCAAGGATGGCAGCAGGATCATCGGTGGCGAGATATCCACGCAGACATTGAACTTTGTCCGCGTTCTTCCTCAGACACAGACATCTCCGATCTTCACATTGGCATCTTCCGATCTGGTTGGCTACAACCTCATTCAGCGAGATGTTGATGGAAGCGTGTTGTCCAAGGCTAAGGTCGTGGACTATCTTCCATCCTACAGCGATGCAGATCCGTATGGAGTGGCAGTCATTTCATATATGTCGGGGACTCAGTTCACGGCAAGTGCAACTCTTGAATCCGACAATCCCGACAAGACCATGCAACTCAAGGTATCTCCGACGAGCAGCGCGGTTCCTTCCGTGGGAAAATGCCGCATAGTCGCCACAAGCGAGGGAATCTACTACATCAATGGTTTCTTCGTAAAGACCGATGATCAGTTGGAGCCAGCATTCACCGTAAGCGATGAGATCCGCGATTTCGTTACTCCCACGGGAATCATGGGTTTTGATGTTCAGTCAACCATCGTTACTGAAAAGGACGATTACAGCATCAAGGATCCCGCAAACGGCTCCTACAACTACAATGCACCCGGCGCACATCGTTATAAGATAGATCTTGTCTTGAAGTTCCTTGAGAACACGGCAGGATCGGATTTCATCGAACTCGTCACCTATCTCGACGGAGAGATTCTCAAGAAGGTGGACAAGACCCAGTATTCCGAACTCATCAAGTTGTTTGCACAGCGGACATATGATGAAAGCGGAAACTACATCGTGAAGCCATTCGATATCTCCTTCCGAGACGGAGATGCCACGAAGTTCTATGCCGATGTCGGTTCCGGCAAGGCATATGTCTTTGGCTACGAATACGAGACTAAGTTCAAGGACATAGTCGAGGTTTCCACCGCCAGGACCACCGCAGTGTATGAGGATGCCGCGATAGACAACTATTTCGGCAACTACATCATCGGACAGTATAGTCCAGAGTCGGCAGGAGAAAGATTCAACTCCCTGTTCTCTTCGGTGCGCGGCAGTGCAGGAGAGAAGACCCTTGCTTATTGGGTCTATGGAAACACCGCTCCTCTAACGGATACCAACATCAGCGGTCTTTCGGGTTGCGTATTCTCCGCATTGCTCGTCGGACTTGAGCCAAACGACGATCAGTTCTCCACACAGGGAACCACGATGCAGTTCAAGGCATATCTCTCCAATGTGCAGTATTTCAATCCAACTGGCGACATGACGGGAGATCTCAACCTATACCTCTTCTCCAACGAAACGAATGTTTCCGAGAAGTTGCTGAACAAGATCACTCTGTACAAGGAATCGAATCCAACAAGCACATCTCGCTTGCCCAAGTTCAATGACATCACAAGTCAGGAACTCATCTATTCGATCAATTCGAATACTCCGACCACCATGATCAAGAGCGTGGAGCAGGTCTCGTATATCCACAATGTGTTCCGTGGATTCGTGGTCGATGCTGCCACCCCATATCCCTCGGTTGCTCTTGCACAGGGAATAGACTTCAACTGGTGCTTCCATGATGGATTTGTTCCAACTGGAAACGACATAGCACTTGATGATACGGATGGATACTATGTCGTCTATGAGTCTGGAACTGCCATGACTCGCGGAACAGTCATCAAGATCGTAGGAAACTCGACATCGGTTGGTACTGGTCAGACCAAGGTAACTGCAAAGATCACTGGAGATGGCGATTATGTTCAGTTTACCTCCGCTCTTCCGTTGGGTTCGTATTACCTTGTCGGCAAGTCCAAGAATGTTGCGGACGAGATCGGAAATGTCGCGAACAAGGCGACCAAGATCCGAACCAAGACCCTAGCCACGGCTACGGAAACCCTGACAAACACGACCAATACCCTGAACACGCTTAAGCGCAACATCAGGAAGAATACCGCTGGTTCGATCTACGACATGTACTTTGTGTTGGATCAGGCAGATGTCTTCAGGATCTATAGCATCACCGACAGAGTCGGAAACGACATAAGCGATGAGTTCATGTTCGACAGCGGACAGCGCGATGCCGTATATCTACTCGGTCGTCTCTATGTGAAGCCAGACTACTACAGCAAGTATGACAATGGACAGAGTTTCCAGATCAATGTGTTGTATTCATACTTCACGCACTCTGGCTATGGTCCGTTCCTTGCTGAGTCCTATGCGGGCATTTCGTATGACAACATCCCCGTCTTCGTCAGTCCATATACTGGCAAGTCAATACATCTTGCAAATGCTGCGGATTTCCGTTATGTTGCAAAGATTTCCGGCTATGCCCAATATGGTTCCACCGCCGGAAGCACGGCATCCAATGTTGCATCCGAAGCATTCAACCGACCCGTCATCCGCTACTCCAACGGATTTGTTCCGGGTACTTCAAGCATCGTCTCCTCGCAAACATCATATCTTCCACGAATCGACAAGGTCGTTGTTGGAAAGAACATTGCAGCAGATGAACTGGGCGATGTCACCACACTGAGGACCATTAGGGGAAATGCAAATGACTCCCCGATCATTCCAGAGGATCTTGCCGATTCGATGACTCTGTTCGTGTTGAGCATTCCAGCATATACATTCAATGCAAAGGATGTCAAGGCTCAGTCTGTTGCCAACAACAGGTTCACCATGAAGGACATCGGAACGATATCCAAGAGAATGGACAACCTTGAGCAATATGCGATCCTCAACGATCTTGAACTCAGCGTTGCGAACAGGAACATCCTGAATTCGTCCAATCAGACGGCTATCAAGAAGGCTATTCTGGTCGATACATTCGAAGGACATTCCGTCGCTGATGTCATGAATCTCGACTACCGATGCTCCATCGATGTGGAACGCGGCGAACTTCGTCCATCCTTCTCGTCCAATGCATATGGATTTGCCTATACCAAGACGGGACAGGGATTGACGCTGACTTCGGACAACATCCTATGCTCCACATTCACCTCGACAACCGTCATGTCGCAGGAGAAGGCAAGCACGACAACAAAGGTGAATCCATTCGGTCTTCCGAACTGGGTTGGTAACATCAAGATCACCCCCCACTCGGACTATTGGTACGATACTACGACCAGACCATTCATAAAGAGCAACGATACTGGCATCAATGATGCATGGCTGATCAGCAATATGAATGACATGGCTGGTCACGGATCTCAATGGAATGATTGGGAGAGCATCTGGACGGGTATCTCCGTCGAACTCACCGATGCAGAATCCAAGAAGAATGCCGACTTCTTTGCCAAGGGCAGGGAAAAAGCAACTGAAGATTCGATCATCAAGAGATGGAAGACAAAGGAAAGCGTCTCGCGCTTCAGCAATACGGTTGATGTCCTGAAGGACAGGTATACGGCAGACTTCAGGAAGAAGGACTACTATGTTGAGGTTCTTCCAAACACTCTTCTCAACAAGAGCGTTGTCCCGTCGATGCGAGCCAAGACCATCACATTCGATGTCTACAACATGAAGCCAAAGACACAGGTTCATGTGTTCTTCGACAATGTCAATGTGAACCAGTACTGCACCTACAACGGCAGCACGGGTCCATTCATGACCTCCACCGCCGATGGTTCTATCGAAGGAATCGTATTCAACATTCCACATCAGATGTTCGAATGCGGTGAGAAAATCCTCCGTGTGCTTGATGATTCATCCAATGACATCACCAATGCCACGACTCTTGCAGAGTCGGTCTACTACAGCACGGGAATCAAGCCAGAGAATCCTCTTGGCATTGCGTCCATTCGTCCTGTCGAGATCCGCAAGCAGACTCCGAACAGCAGCAAGGTTGTGTCGAGTCCGCTGTATCGAAGCAAGAACATCAATACCACGAAGTTCAACCAGTGGATTGATCCTCTTGCACAGACATTCGAGGTTACTGAAGGAGAGTTCCCGAACGGATTCTATCTTGAAAGCGTCGATCTCTTCTTCTCCACGAAGGATGCAGATCTGCCCGTCACGCTGGAGATTTGCCCTGCGGTGAATGGAATACCACACCCAACTGTGATTCTTCCGTTCAGCACGGTGGTGAAGAAGCCATCTTCGGTAATAGCAAATGTAACTATTCCGACTGCCACCAACTTCAAGTTCTCTACTCCAGTTTATCTTGCTCCCGGTGAGTATTCCATCGTGGTGAGGACCAACAGCCCCAAGTATACGGTCTTCGTCGCCAATGTCGGAGAAACCGACATCCTAAGCGATGATAGAATTTCATCCACCTTTGCTGGTGGCGTACTCTTCAAGGCTCAGAACAGTTCAGAGGCATCGGGAGACGAAAACACCGACCTTATGTTCAGGATGAACCGCTGCCAGTTCACGGCAACAACCACGCAGGACATCGAACTCAATCATGTCGCTCAGGACAGCAACGATCCATATACCACGATACAGCCAAATCTGTTTGCATTCTATCCTCCGAATGTCACGGATATCAGCACCAAGTTGACCATCGGCAGCACGGATATCAATGTTGCTCCTGGCAGGAATGTGGATCTAGCCGCTATTTCCCACCCCGATAGCGGAATCGACCTGACGATCACTGCAAGCAATACTAGCAATGGTCTTGCGAGCATCATGATCGACATGGATAGGACCAATGCCGTACTGGTGTCGAACATCATCAACAGCAGCGAATCAAGCACCACGGTCGAACAGGCACCAGCATCGGGAAAAAATGACGATACTGCAAGATACATCAGCAAGAAGGTAGTCCTCCCCGAGGAGCAGACCGCAAAGCAGATGAAGGTCATAATGGATGCCCTGTATCCGAAGGGAACATTCATCCGAGTCTATGCCCTTGCCTACAACTCCGCACAACTCACAGCAGACATCGGTGATCAGCCATACAAGCGCATGGCAATAGAGCCGACGAGCAAGTTCTATCAGGGAGGGGTATTCACATACTCACAGAACCCAGAGGACTTCCGTGAGATATCGTTCACGGCAACTCCGTTGAACGGAGAGAAGTTCGATACATTTGCGGTCAAGATCTGCATGTACACCACCGATCCCGCAAAGGTTCCAGTCATCAAGAACCTTAGAATAGTGGCAATCGAATGAACGACTTCGTGAGGGACAAGGCGACCGGAGCATTGATCTTCCGTAATCCTGAGAAGGAGCGGGAGATCATGTATCAGCGAAGCGTTGGTGAAGAGATAAAGACGCTCAAGGAAGAGATAAATACTCTTAAGAGACAGGTTCAGGAACTACTAGCAGCGAGAAACTGAGATGCCGACAGGTCCAGCAAGCAGCAGTTACATCATCCCCCCATTGACCTTGTCAGATACCTTCTATGAATGGTATACGCTGACAAACAATGAGATCATCAACAAGTTGAACCGCATGAAGGTTTACGGGGTGACTGGTGCTACTGGTATCTCCACAATACAAGGTGATGATGGTATTGCCACCATCTATCTTGCATCGACTATTCCCGGTGATCACAACTTCACAGGAAACATCACCTTCAACGGAACCGTAACCACAGTCAACACGAACTTGGTTACGATAGATGATTACAATCTTGTCCTTGGTGCCGTTGGTTCCGATGGTGGTACGGGTGGAACATCGGACAATGTCATCACCAATGCTGGTGGCGGTGGAATCATCATCGCGGGTGCTTGTGGCGACAAGTCCTTCCTTTGGAAGTCGTTTGATGGGGGTAGGACATATTCGGCATGGCGCATCAGCGATGCCCTTGCATTCACTGGTGATGCCAAGTTCTATTCGAGGAATAACAAATTCATATTTGCCGAAGGTGATGACAACAGCCCCGCATCCAAGTTGACGATAAACACCTATAGTGCGGGAAACACCGTCGATGTACAGACATACTTCGATGCCGTGGGTGCGACATATACGAACATGAACCTTCTCAGCGATGGTTCATCTCGCATGATAAACTCCTCAGTCATCAAGAGGTTTAATGGAATAACTGCAAGCGGATATACATTCGGCATGGTCATCCGCCATGATGCCACCACGGGCGGAATCACACTTGCAAAGGCAGATACCGCTTCAAATGCAGAATCCATTGGTATTGCAGTCGAAGTAAATTCGGCACTGCGGTTCGTGGATGTCAACCTTCTTGGGTATGTGACAGGAAACTTCTCCGGAGCAATTGCATCCGCAGATTCTGCAACAAGCCTTGGAACTGGTGAATTCTACTTCCTATCTGATTCGGAAGCAGGAAAGATAACCAAGACTGCCCCGACCACCACAGGAACAATCCGCAAGCCGATCCTATATGCCCTTGAGTCAACCAAGGCAATGGTGATGAACTATGTCGGAAACAAGATAGTCTCGGTTGATGACTTGTATTCCAAGTTGAATGCATCCACAGTGGTCATTCGGCATTCTCCAAATCTATTCTCTGTCGGAGATACTGTTAGATTCGAAGAAGGAATCACCGCATCCGACAGACTATATGGTTCCTATGTCAAGGCATCCTGCAACAGCACGGAAGAGGCAGAAGCACTTGGTATAATCTCCAAGACAAACTATGGTGGAAACTCCGCTGCATCGTTGATGACGGTGTCGGGATACATCGATCTTTCCGGTGCATCTGGAATGACATTGCAGCCAGGATCAGTATATTTCCTCGGAACAGAAGATGGATCGCTGACAAACACACCACCGATCACCGTCAATACTGTCAGGAAGCCCATTCTTGTTGCAGTGACTCCGACAGCAGGAATCGTGCAGAATTATGTCGGTCTTGTCATCAATACGAATACCGATACAGGTACGAGCATTCTCATACCACAGAGCGGCTCTGGTTTCCGAAATAAGTTGATCAATGGAAACTTTGATTTCTGGCAGCGCGGAACGACATTCTCGTTTGCGAATCCCACTTCCGAACTGAATCGATACACCGCAGACAGATGGAAGATGGTCAACTCAGGCGGAACAACTGCCGACCGTCTGAATGTCTCCGTGAACCGTGCTACATTGGGACTCGGAGATCTCAAGAACTCCAATGCATATTCGCCGTATGGACTTGAGATGAGCATTGGAACTGGTGGCTTCGGTGCTACCAGCGAGACATATCTCTTCCAGCGCATCGAAGGTATTGAGAACTTCTCGAATGGCTATGCGACGATTTCGTTCTATGCCAAGGCAACTGTGAGCAATGCCAAGTTGGGCATTGCATTCCGCAGGGATTTCGGTGGTGGAACTGCACCCGATTATGCTACCACGGGAATTGAGCCGAATTCACAAAAGAACCGTGGATTTGTCATGAATGTACCGACAACATGGACTAGGTTCTCCCATACTTTCTCGTTGCCCGATGCCAGTGGTGGTGTAGCGGGTGCATCAGGAACCGATGGTCCGGAGATCAAGTTCTATATTAGGGCTGGCTCTACTTTCGCCGGAAAAGATATGGTTGAAGAGATTGATCCAAATCTTGCGGGAGTGAATAACTACAAGATCTATCTGGCACAAGTTCAATTCGAATATGGACAGGATGCCACTCCATTTGAACTGAACGATCCTACATCTGAATTCAATCGATGCCTCAGATACTACCAAACATCATCTGCTTTGACTCCATTCAGCGGTTTGACTGCTGGAAGTGCAAGCAACAACGATTCCATACCCGTCGAAGGGTCTTGGGTTGCTGTTAGATACCCAGTTGAAATTCGCGATCCAAACAACTGCACAGTCAATATCACCAAGGATAGCGGAACTCTTTCTGCCACAACAAAGGGCAAGAAGGGGTTCAAGGCAAACAAGACCACTGGTGGTGTCATGAACATAAACTACGAAGTAGAATCTGAACTATAAAGAGGCATAAATGGGAAGTAGCGCATTCGATCCAGTAGCATTGGCAGATGTCAGGTCAACGAGGAACAAGATCAGCATGGCTGGTCTTACCGCAGATGTGATCGGCGTTGGCGATGTCATTCGTTATGATCCGGTTACGGACAAGTATCTCCGCGCACAGGCTGATTCGGAAACCAATGCCAACTTCATGGGAGTTGTCGAGTCGATCTCGGGAACTGACTTCACGGTAGTCTATTCGGGAGAGATATCTCTTCCCGATAGCGTGATGTCAACCATCACGGGATTCACGGGAGCGCAGGTATTCTACCTTTCGGGTGTGTCGGCAGGAAAGTTGTCTGCAAGCGCACCAAGCAATCCAGGTCATGTCATCAAGCCAGTGATAATCACCACAGGTCTAGCCGTGGATGGAACCCTTTATCAGGGAACCATCGACGGAATTGTGGTGAACTCTATTGGGTCGAGGATAGCAGGAGATTCCACGGTTGATCTTAGCGATATACAGCCAGTTGGTTCGGTTTCCGCTTTTGCAGGAAACATGGCACAGATTCCCTCGGGTTGGGACATCTGTGACGGCGGGCTGCTCGGAGTAACTGCTTACGCCGATCTATATTCGGCATTGAATAGCGGACAGATATATGGATTCGTGCAAACTGCCGACTTGACCAAGGTGGCGAATAGCGGAAACGGATCCTTGACCACCGACAATCTTGCAGGAAGTATTTTCTATATCTCGCGTCCGTCCTTCGGAACGATCAAATGCACGATATTGAGCGGAACAGTTTCGGGTGACAATGTCACGGGAGCGGAGATATTCGTAGATCCACTGTATGTCGATGGTGTGTCGAGTGCATCATATCATAACGATGCATTGGTGCTGAACGATCAGGGAAGACTTTATATCGGAACTTCTCCTCTTGATATTCAGTATAAGGTGTCTTCTTCACCCACCAAGACCAAGTTCAAGAAGCCAGATCTCCGTGCGCGATTTGTGATAGGTGATTCCAGAAGCATTACTGGATCGCAGAATACTGCATTCAATGCATATACTGTCGGAAAGATGGGCGGCGAGGAAGTACATACGCTTACATTCAACGAGATGCCGATCCACAGCCACGATGCTATTTCATCGGCATCTCTTGAAGGCAATATCAGCGGAACTTTCAATGTAACCACAGGACAAGCAGGAGCGCATAATCACAACATCGCATCTGTTGGAGCATCCTTTGAGAGTGGAACCAACACCATCTTCGTGGATCCATCGGTAGCCAACAGCACATTGATTCCCGCAACAGGAACTCACACGCACACGGTCAATGGAAACATATCACTGAGCGCAAGCAATCTTACGCCAGGAGTAACTTTCAGCATTGCAAATGCGGGTGGTGATGTTGCCCACAACAATGTTCCTCAGCACATGGTAATGTGCTGGATCATCAAGACTCGCAAGGATTCATATGCTAAAATCCTGAAGTTAGGTCCATCCGGTGGTGGTGCGGTAATTGCCAAGAATACAGCAAAGCGTTGGGTTCGTGCTACCAGTGGAACGGGATGCACCACGGACATTGGATATGGCACATGGGGAATAACCCGTGCAGCCAAGGGAAACTATGTCTTCAGCCACGACCTACTTTCAGAGTTGGGAACAACCGCACAGACTCAATACATAGTTGAAGCAAGTGTGACTAAATCTACCTCTGGCGTTACGCAGATGTTCATTGCAAATCCGTATAACTACGGTGGCTTGACTTTTGGTGTTTTGGTGTATGACATAATCGGCGCAACCCACAGCGACAATTTCCAATATTTGAATCTAACGGTCTATGGCGGCGGCACTGCCGTGTAAGGAAAAGTAAATGGGAGAATTTTCAGCACATAGGGTAACGATATCACCAGGCGAGAAGATAGTCATCGCCACGCATGTCAATCTCTATGTCAGCCCATATGGAGACGATGTCCTCAACTCAGGAATTGAGCAGGGATCTCCGTTTAGAACCCCCGCCCGTGCATTCGAATGGCTCGGAGATAAGTTTATCTCTGAGTTTGGATTTGTCACGATCAACTTTGCAGCAGGAATCTATGATATAGAAGATCAACTTGTGCTTGATCACGATCAGGGCAGCAGGATTGCCTTGATCGGAGCAGATCCAGAGACGCTTCTATTGCAGTATGTCAGCAACTACAAGACATCTGGCTTCACGGCAAATGGATTCTTCAAGTACTACTCTGGCGTGACGCATGGCATCACGATGACTTGTGTCCGACCGGATGATAATACGGTCTTCTCGCCAATCACGGCTGCAAATAAACTTTCCTCAAATCATTCGGTGTCGGGAAACGGAGTAATCATCGAAGACTACGATTTGGTCTACAAAGATGACTATAATCCGACATATTTCTATGCTTCATATCCATTCCACCCAAGGAATAACCTGCTGAAGCAGGCATCCATTCTTGGCTGCCATAAGTTGATTGGTGCAACATTCGGAACAGTTACCGTGGAATCGTCCGTCCGAGACGATTGGTTCTGCATTCCCGCAGGAACCACCATGAACTGGGGGAGAATGTACGGAAATCCGCAAAGCGGAATTTCGTATATCGCGGGTTCCTGTGCAAATGCCGCAGATACCACAGAAGTGGAAACAAACAACTGGTTCCTTGCAGCATATAGTTTCGGGGGAGTGCAGAAGAGAGGTCACTATCTCAGCAATGTTCCCGTTGGATACTATGGTCTGCCGAACACTACTGGAGTACCCAACATAAATGGGTCAACTGCAAACTACATGGGTGCCACTTTCCCAACAGGAAATCTTTCAGGAAAGACAGCAGCATATGTCTATTCTGGAATAACTGTAAGCAATCTACAGGGATGGTTCACGGCAACGGGTGGTGCGGGGTCATTCCTAAACGACAGTGCTTTGTTTGGAAAAAACTATCACGAACACACACCAGTCAATGGCTATGCTGGAATGGGCAATTCCGCAAACTGGAAGTTGGTCAATAGCAATAAGGTCACGGTAAAGTTGATTCCCACCGTGTTCCGCAGGTTCGGAAACATACTCACCATACAGTCTGGTGGTCTTAGAAAGATAAAGAATATCTTCTTTGACGGTGTGGCAATGCCAGCACACTACAACCTGATTGCACCAGGTTCTGGTACATCCACCGGATATAGCAACAAGGCAGCAATACAGACATCGGCAGCAAGGCTCGGTGAAGTCATGGTAAATGAACCCGATGGTCTTGGAACTGCTCTGTGCAGCAATGTAGGAATCAAGGATTTCCATGTCGGATTCTATGCAAATCGTGGTTCGGATGTTGATCTAGGAAAGATAGTCGCATCCAACTGTTCATTTGGAGTGCTTGCAAACAATAGGTCTGCAATCAAGACCATTGGAAGCGTATGCACAGGAATGGGATCGATGGCATTCGGAGCATTCAACTCATCAAGCATGATTGCGGAAAGATGCTTCGCGGCATTCTCAGGACAATCGATTGTATCGATTCGCCTGAAGCAAGCAGGAGCAACTCAGGATTTTGCAGACAATTCATTCAATCATGGTCAGACTTTTGCTACACCCGATGGTAAGGTAAAGGGAACTGTTTGGGATTGGGATCCGCGCGAAAAGATGCTGTCTGTTGCAGTACGAGTCGGTGCATTGGAATCGGGCGATCCGACGATAAATCAATAAACAGGAGAATCTGACCGATGCCAACAGTTGATACGACAACATCAGACAACAACAGCACCACGACAGGAGGAGGACTTGATGTCGGTTCCGGTGGTTCTTCGTCTGGTGGCGGAACTGTAGTGATTACTCAGGGAACTCCACCCGCAACATATCAGTATGATATTCTTTCTCTGTCCGATGCCTCTGGAAATGCTTATATTTCCTACAACGGCTCGAACATGACATGCCACTCTTCGGTTGGTGTGTTCAATAGGAACGGAACATTCACCTCTGCATATAACTCCACGATACAGACCGCAAACTGCGTTGCCCATGCATCGCAGACGGGATTCAATGCCACTCAGACATCATCGATGCAGATCGGAAACTCGGTGTCTGCATTGTGTGCCAGCAACTACAATGCAAATGCTTCCTCAAGCATCAATTCGCGATACTCGGCTTCGGTGTTCCCCGTTCGATATGGAGTGAACATATCCAACAACTCCGCTTGGTATAGCAGCGAGTTTGAGAGCATGACATCATTCTGGTCAACTGATTCGGAAGCAGTACCAACTCACTTCCGCAGTTCGGACAACTCGTATTGTCAGAACAACTCCACTGCATTGACAACCAAGGCATCGGTTGGTCTTTCTGGTCCAGTTCTCGACGCCAAGCCATTGAGTTTCGTTTGGTCGCAGATCTGGCGCGACAGCAATGCAGTAGGATTTGCCACAGATACGGCAAAATTCAACATTGCTGCGACCCCATCCGCAAGTTATAGATATGTTCCATTCAGCCATGCCGTGGACTACAGCAATGTCGTTGGTGGAGATTCGGTGACCAATACTAGCACACTATCATCGACTGGTCTCCTTGCACTCATCGCCAAGGGACGGGCAGGATATGCCTCGGTAAAGCCGCCATCATATCTCTTCCCACCAGAAGATGGTTCGGGCAAGACAGGTCCGGGTGGAATAACTGGTAACTACACAGTGGATGCCCTTTTGACATCCACATAAGCCAAGGAAAACTAGATGCCGTACAGACTCTGCACATTCGACTCTTTTGGAAGGTTGACCTCAGTATCAGCCGCTTCCTATAGCGATACCTCGGAACTTGTTGCGGAGACAATAGGTCTCAATCCTCTTGTACATGCATTCGTGGACGAAACCGTTCTTCCGAGCAACAGACTAATCGACACATTGGTCGATGGAAATGAAAACGCAACGCCAACTTACAATGGATTGATGACTAGTTTCAAGAGTACTGGTGGTGCTGATGCATATGATCCGCGTTCCGAAGTTACCCTGTTGATGGATTATCCATATCCAAACATCACATACGGAACAAGAGTTGTGCAGGATGTTACTAATGGTAGGGCAGTCGGAAATCGACTTGATACGACAACCAAACCACAGCATAGCACCACACAGAAAAAGTTTGGACCTTCATCGGGTAAGTTCACTAAGAGTGGAGGCGGATATACAGGTGGTTTCATTTATGTGACTAATTTGAGCAAGAGGAATCTTGGCGGATATACGGCACCACACAATAACATTGGTGCTGGTGCCACTCATTCCTATGCAATAGAGATGTTCTTCTATCCAACCACAACAGCCAGCAATTTCACCCTTGCACAAAAGGGACCGACTGGAGCATCTGCCAACTGGAAACTTGCATATGACAGCAGCGCAGGATTCCTGCAATTTGCATGGCAATCGTATGGCACTAGCGGTGGATACAATTATTCCCAGAACATAATCAATACAGCGGGTCTGACAACCAATACTTGGCATCATGTTGCGGTTGCTCTTGTGCGAAATGGCGCAGGAGTGTGCTATCAGATGTCTGGCTATTTCAACGGAATCAATAAGTTCACATTTGGTGTCACTTCGTCGGCAACTCTACCCGAAGTTCGTTATGACGGCGCATTGTATATCGGAAACAACAATGCCGGAACTGAATCATTCGATGGCTATATCGATTCCTTGCGAATGCTGGAATCGGGAGTCACATCGGGGCTATTTGGTCCATCTGGTTATGGATTCCTCCCATACGCAGGTGGAACACTGGGTGTCCCAACCTTGCTTGGTTTCACAAAGAACTCGGAAACATGCTTCCTGCTCAATTTCAATGGAATTGACGGTGTACAGAACTTCTATTGTGAAAGCACGGATTATGTTGCTGGAACCGCTGTCACGATATCAGATGTCTTTGTACCTGTGACTGGGGGAGTGCAAGCATATTATGCACAAGTAGGTTTCAAGGATATCGTGAGATACACACTGGGTTATGCCGGAGCAACATCATATTCGGATCCTACAGGATTTACGATAAACTATGGTGCCATCGTAAATCAGTTCGTCAATACGGCTGTGCCAGGAACAACGGCATACTATGTTCACGGATACGACTACCCATTTGCACTGTATCAGGTATATGACAATCAGCCATTGCTCAATGTCTATGCAACCAACTACAGAAATGACATCCTATTCAATCGCAATCTGGAACTTCTGACTACCATAGAGGGATGCAGTGGAAATAAGGGATCTTCTGGAAGCATATTCAATACACAGATTGGTCAGAATCCATTCAGGAGGCTCTTTGCAGCCAACAATGGATTGTCCTATGGGTCTGGTGCAAACCACAACTCACTCTATCTCAATCCACTGGATACATCAACTATGAAGTACATCATGGACAGCGGATATCTAGCCACACAGGGAATCTGCTTGGCTAGTTATTCGTTCATCGATGCAAAGGGAATCACACGAAAACTGAGCGCGACTGAAATAAGCAACCTGCGGCTGGACATCCTTGAGTATCAGAACAACATCAAGAATGCAGCAACTGTTGCCAAGGGAATAATAAGCACGGCAGCAACAGTAAATGACATCAAGACTGCAAAGATAAACAAGTTGACTGGCTATAGTTCGGGTGGCAATCTTAGCGCGGAATAACACATGCCCTTTGTAATGAACCGAGTGGGTGAGCGAGTTGTTTTGAATGGAGAGACATTTGCATTGAGCGATCTTCTTTCCGTGGTTCCCTCATACGATAAGAAATCATATGAGATTCATTATTATGATGGCAGGAAGCATTATGTGTCGGATGGAACGAATCAGATGGGGTGCGAGATTCCGTATTCACTTGCAGATGAACTAGCAGCACGGATGCCGGAACTCAGGATGTGCAGGAGTCAGAGAGAAGCAGATACCAAGTACTTTGAGAATCTTCGGAATGCTAGGAGGCAGTAATGGCAATAACAGCAAGAGAAGATCTAAAGGACTATGCCCTTCGTCGGCTCGGCTTTCCTGTAATTGAAATCAATGTCGATGATGCACAGGTCGAGGATCGCATAGACGATGCATTGCAGTTCTTCTCTCAGTACCATTTCGATGGCGTTGAGAAACTGTATCTCCCATATGTCCTCACACAGACCGACATACAAAACAAGTACATCGATACTGGAAACATTCCTATGGGATCCAGTGGTGGTGAAATCGTTACGATCAACAAGGTCTTTGTGATCGATCAGGCGATGTCTAGCGGAATGTTCAGCGTGCAGTATCAGTTGATGTTGAATGACTACTTCAACGGCTTTCTTACGGGTACATCCAACCTCAACTACTATGACACCACCAAGCAATACCTTGGCATGTTGGAGTTGTTCCTGCAACCAGAGAAGCAGATACAGTTCAGCCGCGTTACGAACAAACTCAGGATGAATACGGATTGGACCAACTTCCGAGCGGGAGACAAGATGATGATGGATTGCATGGTTGCCCTCAATCCGGAGACATATCCTGAGATATACAATGACATCCTACTGAAGCGATATGTCACTGCGCTGATCAAGAGGCAGTGGGCTGCAAACCTCAGCAAGTTCTCCAACATCGCACTACCTGGTGGAATGAAGTTCGATGCCGCGCAGATGTATACGGATGCAACCACGGAACTTGGGCAGATAGAGGATACCGTGCAGTCCAAGTACGAACTCCCCGTCGATTTCATGGTGGGATAAATGGCAAGAAACAACTACTTCAAAGTCTCCGCTCGCGAATCGGATCTGTTCGAACAACTGGTCACCGAACAGATCAAGATCTATGGCTTTGATGTACATTACATCTTTAGGAAGTTCCAGAAACTCGATGCCTTGTTTGGCGAAGACCCAATTTCGAAGTTCAATAAGAGTTTTCAGATCGAAATGTTCGTAAGCAATTATGAATTCTTCGAATCTCTTGGCAGAGTCGTGGACAAGTTCGGCATAAATCTACAGGATTCCGTAACTTTGATGGTTGGCAAGAAGAGATTCAGCGAAGAGTGCGCTAAATATGGAACCGACCTTGTCCCGCAGGAAGGCGACCTGATCTACTTCCCCGAATACGGCGGTCTCTACGAGATCAAGTATGTCGGGACAAGGAACTCGTTCTTTGCATACGAACTTTCATGTGAACTCTTCCGTTACTCTGGCGAGGAAATCACCACGGAGATTCAGGAAGTGGACGAGATCGAAGACAACCTCATCACGCCCATCCGCAAGTTCACCCTTGCTACGAGCGGTATTACATTCTACGAAGGAGAGACGATCTATCAGGGATTGACCTTCGGCAGCAGCACCTACAGTGCGGTCATACTCAACTTCGATGTGCCTACCAATACATTGCAAGTCCGTTCCGAGGTGGGAACACCATCCTCCGTACTTCCCTTGCGCGGCTTGAAGTCCGAGGCTTCGTGCTACTACAACACCATCGATACCACAGAGAAGACATTCATCAACACGACGGCAGACGATACCGATGAGATGGAACTTGAGAGGGCTACGAAGGACTTGATAGATTTCTCCGATAAGGATCCGTTCTCAGAGGGCAACTACTGATGTTCGATTACTTCTATCATGCAAGCATCAGGAAACTTGTAATCGGCTTTGGTTCGTTGTTCGATGAGATATACATTTCGCGAACCGAGGCGGATGGAACCGAGATCAAGAAGATAAAGGTTCCCATCTCATATGGTCCGAAGGAGAAGTTCTACAGGAAGATCGTGGAACTTGACGAGAATGGATCGCGCAATTCCGTGGAGAATATTCTTCCGAGGATTGGATTCGAGATCACCTCAATGTCCTATGACACCAATAGGAAGATGAACAGCCTCAACAAGTCGTATATCATCAGAAATGAAAAAGACCAGACCCTCTCCTATTCCTATAGCGAGGTTCCCTATACATTCGATTTCACTGTCCATGTGATGAGTCGTTCAATCGATGATGGATATCAGATCATAGAGCAGATACTTCCATATTTCACTCCCGATTTCACGATCACGATGAACTTCACGGAGATAGATCGGAAGGTTGATATTCCAATCGTATTGACTTCCGTCAGAACCGACGAGGAATACGAAGGCGACTTGCAGACACGCCGATTGATAACCCACACATTGAACTTCAATGCCAAGTCCTTCATCTTCGGACCAATAAACAAGTCTGGACTGATCCGCGAGATCAAACTTACTTTCCAAGAACTTACGGGTGAATGATGGCTAACGAGGAAACGACTCTAAACTCATATCTGAACGACTATCGGGTTCTTACCTCGGTTGCGGAATCTGTGGATCTTACGACAGATCATCTTCTCAAGACCATAACGATAACGGTCGAACAAAAGCGCAAGACTCCCGTTGCCTACTTCTCGCGAGGATTGATTCCTTATGTTGCTCCGACTGAAGACATAAATTCCTTTCTGTCGGGGATCACTCAGCAGGGGAAGGGAATATCATTTGAGTATTCCAACTTCTATACTGGAGTGACTTATTTCAAATCTCTGGGTATGGAGATGTTCTATGATCTGAACGAAGTTCGGGACTCGGAGCATGGAACAATAGGATATCTTGCGGGTGGCATCAACATGTATGGTGCCTTCAAGCCGATGTTCGACCGCTATCAGTTCCTATCTCAATATCCCGTATTCTATAGTATTACGGGGGGAAACACACCGATTGCAGTATCTTCATTTAGTGGAGTAACTGAGAGAGGTGCATCGGGTGGGTGCTATACTATGGTCAACTTTGGTGGAATCATAACTCCATTTCAACTTATGGCAAATGCATCTACCCTCGGCATCAGCAACTCCAACGGTCTTCCAACGGGAACTGGTGGAAATCCTCTGTATTTTGCACTCTCGGAATACACAGGTCTGACATCCTCGGCAAAATCCCTTTACTTCACACCAAATATCCATACTTCATTGCGAAGGAACTTGAACCTCTACAAGGACAAGGGAATAACATTTGCTGGGTTGCTTTCATCGTTCGAGCCACACTATCAGTTCGTAAAGTTTGCCGATGATGCCTTCCTCGACAGCCGCACATCATTGATGACCAGATATGTCGGAAACAGCGCGAATCCTGCATGGACGGTGGAGTTGCTTCGGTATGCTGGTTCGACAACTGGTACGAACAAGATCGGGTTCGAACTCGCAAATGACTTCACGAATAAATTCCTGAAAGAGATAACGCAGTATCCTGCGGTATACAACTTCTCGCGCAACTCCTACAACATAGGACAAATCGGCATTCCTTTCGTCACGGAAGTTCTTGGTTGGTCTCCATTGATCCCGACTCCAGGCACCGCCACGGATGCCACAGGACCATATGCTCCCGAAGGAAATTATTATGTAACCCGCCTATCTGAGTTGACTCTATTCCCCGCACCAGCAGGATATACCTACGGAAGCGGAGTCAGTGGATGGAACTCATATCAGCGGGCAAGAGGCATGACCACAGCCTATCTCAATGATTATTTCATGATGGGAGGATCTGCACAGGCGGCATCGTCCACCTATGCAGTCGCAGGTCTAATCCCCGCAAACATTCTGACATTCTTCACAGATACAGTCGCTGGCTTGGATCCTAATGGAGCCACGATGACTTATCTTGATTCCTACTACAATGACATCTATTCCGAGACATTGGCATATGGTGCATATCGTCATGCGAATGTCTTCCCGATAAACTTCATCCCTAGATTCAATCCTCTGGTTCCAGTTCAACTCACGGGTTCGTTTGCGAATAGCAAACCTTCGCGCAGGGAATGCACCATACATCGTGATTTTGGAACGACCTCGACCGAACGACTGCTGAACCTCAAGGAATCGATGCAACAGTCCATCCATTCATCGGTGCGAATGTGGAAGATAATGCTTGATCGTGTGGGAAAGTATGAATATAGGATCATGCCAGTCATACGCGGAAGGAATGAAGACTATGATCTCACGCGAGGCGGCTGCGTTCCATATTCTCCGCAGGATTTCGTTGACTATCTGATTGCACCGCTGTTCGACGGAGATGTTCCTGCGAACGGATTCATCATGAAGGATGATATCAATGATCTGCTGCTGAATGCCTTCTACTATGGCAACATAGGACGAGGATCTGCCGAGTTCACCAAGGTCGTGACGAATAGGGGAATATCGGGTGGAGATCCTGCAACATCGTTCATCCGTGGTCTTGAGACATATTTCTTCAATCTTGATCTACTTCAGTTTCAGATGTCATTCCCGAATACTCTGCGAGATCTTGGTCTGAGTGCAGCATCTGCAAACTTCTCGGATTATACGAACAATTTCAACTCAGGAAGATTGAGCGACTATCGTGTATTTGAGACCAATACAGGAACCACTGGTGGAAATATGTTCATCCCATATGGAAAGTCTTCGTTCAAGTGGAATCAGGTTCCTCTGAGATCGGATTGCATCATGGCAACCAACGATTCTCTCAGGCAAAGATGGACATCGGCAACCAACAATAACATCGATACGGCATATGAGATCATGCGAGATGCATATTTTGAACTAACGAAGCAGCAGTTGGAAGCCACATATCGATATTTCGAGGACAATGACATAACTACCTTTGTGCAGTACAGAAGTACCGACAAAGCGATTGGAAGGTAGATATCATGAGCAAGATGGATGAGAACCTTTCGGAGATCCTGAATATAGATCCCGAACCAAAGGCTATTGTTTCCAGACCACCGAATGCCGTTGAGGTCAAGGTGGACATGGATGATGCCGACAAGGACTTTCAAAAGGCAAGGGAGAACCTCAAGGAACTCGTCAACCTTGGATTCCAAGCCATAGACGGAGTCCTCAAGGTGGCAAGCGAGGGAGACTCCCCCCGTGCCTATGAAGTGGTTGCGCAGATGATCAAGGCAGTCGCAGATACCAACAAGGATCTGGTCGAACTCCATCAGCGCATGAAGACCATCAAGGAGGACAAGTACAACTCCAAGACTGTCAACAACACCACCAATGCCATCTTCCTTGGCTCGACCAAGGAACTACAGGAACTCATCAATCCGAAGCGAAGTTTTGCCAAGGCAATGAATGAAACGGAAATCATCATCGATGACTCCAAGAAGATTCTAGACAATGGCTGATACAAAGAACTCCAAGAACTATCTCGGCAATCCCAACCTCAAGGCAACCGATGTTCAGATCAACTGGACGAAGGAGCAACTTGAGGAATATGCCAAGTGCGCCCGCGACCCGATCTACTTCATACAGAAGTATGTGAAGATCGTCAGCCTCGACAAGGGTCTCGTCCCGTTTGAACTTTATGACTTTCAGGAGGAGATGGTCAGGACGATTCACACAAATAGATTCGTCATTGCCAAGTTGCCCCGTCAGAGCGGTAAGTCCACCACGGTCACGGCATACATGCTGCATTACATCCTGTTCAATCAGAGCGTCAATGTAGCCATCCTAGCCAACAAACTCAGCACGGCTAGGGAACTATTGTCCCGCCTCAAGTTGGCATATGAATACCTACCCAAGTGGTTGCAGCAGGGTGTCCTTGAGTGGAACAAGGGATCGATTCAGTTGGAGAATGGCTCAAAGGTTCTGGCTTCGGCTACCTCGTCCAGCGCAGTCCGTGGTGGATCTTTCAACATGATCTTCCTTGACGAGTTTGCATATGTTCCTCAGAATGTTGCAGAAGAGTTCTTTTCCTCAGTCTATCCCACCATCTCGTCGGGTCAGGAGACCAAGGTGTTCATCGTCTCCACTCCCCACGGAATGAACCTGTACTACAAGTTGTGGACGGATGCCTCTAATGGCAGGAACTCATATATTCCAATCGATGTCCACTGGTCGGATGTGCCAGGTCGAGACGAGAAGTGGAAGGAAGAGACGATTGCCAATACCTCGGAAGAGCAGTTTAGGACAGAGTTCGAATGCGATTTCGTAGGCTCGGTACATACCCTGATCTCTCCATCCAAGTTGAAGACTCTGGCATATGTCGATCCTGTCTTCAAGAATGGGGAAGGATTCAAGGTCTATGCCAAGCCAGAGGAAAAGCATGTCTATGTCATGACGGTCGATGTCTCGCGAGGAACGGGACAGGACTATTCTGCATTTTCAATAATGGACATAACAACCGCTCCTTACAAGTTGGTCGCCACCTTCAGGAACAATACCATGTCGCCTCTGGTGTTCCCTAATGCCATCCATGTTGCTGCCAAGCAGTACAACAATGCCCATGTCCTTGTAGAGATCAATGACATGGGTGGTCAGGTGGCAGATGTCCTCCATGCCGAACTTGAGTACGAGAACATCCTGTCTGCCACCATGCGAGGCAGGAAGGGTCAGGTACTTGACGGAGGCTTCGGTGCGGGGCAGAGCCAGTTTGGCGTTCGAACTACCGAGGTGGTCAAGAGGACGGGCTGCTCCATCCTCAAGTCGCTCGTAGAGTCCGACAGGGTGATCATACAGGATTTCGATGTCATCAAGGAACTCTTTGCCTTCGTTGCCAAGAAGAACTCATTCGAGGCAGAGGTCGGCTACAACGATGACTTGGTGATGACCCTTGTCCTCTTCGGATGGCTGTCTACCCAACCATACTTCAAGGATCTTTCATCCTTGGACATCCGAAAGGATATCTATCAGGACACCATCAGCAAACTTGAGGAGGAAATGACCCCCTTTGGATTTGTGGATGATGGGGTCGAGGAACCTGTTCCAGAGAAGCCATCAGAGGATGGTTCGGTCTGGTGGTCTGAGCGGCAATCGGAGCGGAATGGCTGGTACTGACCAAATCCTCAAAATCATACATATCATGTAGATTCATCGGGAGAAACAAATGAGCAGAATACCAGTACAACTTAGCCCCGGTGTGAATTATTCGGAAATTGACATCACTACGGTCGTTCCAAATGTTGCTACAGCAACTGGAGCCATCGCTGGTGTCTTTCAATGGGGTCCAGCGGAAAAGATCACAACCATCACAAGCGAAGATCAACTCGTAGGAGTCTTCGGAAAGCCACTTCCAACGGAAGATGGCATCGACTTCCATTGTGCGGCTAACTTCCTTCAGTATAGCCGCGACCTTCGCGTCGTTAGAGTTGTCGGATCAAATGAGACAAATGCAAATTCCGATGGAACTACTGGAGAACAGTATCTCAATGAGGATATTCTGGGTGCTGCCGATCTATCTTCTGCATTTTATGCGAAATACCCCGGAATTTTGGGCAACTCACTCAAAGTCGTGGTGATCGATGGAGATGGTGAAACCAACCTCGTCACTGGTACTACAGCCACAGTTGCCACAGACATCATCTCCTTCACGACCAATCTAGAGACAAAGGGTGTCGAAGAAAACGATAAGTTGATCTTTCAGACATCAAACTTCTCCCAATCGTTCATCGTTGATTCCGTCAATGGATTCACCGCAACGGTCAAGAACTATGTTGCCAGCGTCATCCCCAAGGGAGCATCGGTCAAGTTCCGCAGCAAGTATGCGGATCTATTCCAACTGACGGCAGAGACAAGCACACAGGCATCCTCACGCGGTGGAGCAAACGATGAGTTGAATGTCGTTGTAGTGGACGAAGATGGACAGTTCACAGGAACCAATGGGGCTATCCTTGAAGTCTTCCAGAATGTCTCCAAGGCATATGATGCCCGAGACAATGATGGCGCACCGAACTATGTTGCCAGCAACATAAACAACAACTCCAACTATATCTGGGTCGGAGACATTGAGCAGTTGTGGGGATCTGCGGTCAAGCAGGACATCACCACCAGTTTCAATGACATTAGCCTTGGCTTCACTGCCGCAAAGGTCTCAATGTACTCTTTGAGTGGAGCGACCTCGGCAACAGACAGCACCTCCAACCTCTATATCGGCGGATATAGCAAGTTCAATGATCGCGACAATGTCGATATCTCCTTGCTCATCTCGGGCAGGGCAAGTTCGGAAAATGTCAAGTTGATTGCTGATATTGCAGATACTCGCAAGGATTGCGTCCTGTTCGTTTCCCCCAAACTTGAGGATGTCCTCAACAAGACTCAGTCGGATGCAACGAACCGAATCCTTATCACACGAAACAGCACATACAACATCAATTCGTCGTATGTGGTGATGGATAGCGGATGGAAGTACATCTATGACAAGTACAATGACAAGTTCCGCTATATTCCGCTGAATTCCGACATCGCGGGTCTCTGTGCAAGAAGTGAATACAACACGAAGGCATGGTACTCTCCCGCAGGTCTGAATCGCGGCATCATCAAGAATGTCATCAAGTTGGCATTCAACCCCGATCAGGCAGCAAGGGATCTACTTTATGTCGCAGGAGTGAATCCTGTGGCGACATTCAGTGGAGAAGGAACCATGCTGTATGGCGACAAGACCATGTTGAAGAAGCCAAGCGCATTCGACCGCATCAATGTGCGTAGGCTGTTCATCACCCTTGAGAAGGCTATCTCCTCCGCGGCTAAATATTCATTGTTCGAACTGAACGATGAGTTCACTCGCGCACAGTTCAGGAATCTCGTCATTCCATATCTCCGCAATGTTCAGGCTCAACGAGGAGTCACCGACTTCAAGGTGGTCTGCGATGAGACCAACAATACTGCACAGGTCATCGACAACAATCAGTTCGTGGCAGACATCTACATCAAGCCAAATCGCAGCGTGAACTTCATTCAGTTGAACTTTATTGCGACAAGAACCGATAGCGCATTCACTGAGATCGTCTAAGGAGAGAAAATGGCTAGTCCAATCCCGACACAACTAAGTCCAGGTGTAAAGGTTTCTGAGATCGATCTATCGACATTCGTTCAGCCAGAGGCTCAGAATGTCGGCGGAATGGTCGGTAAGTTCAACTGGGGTCCGTGTGAAGTTGCTACTTCCATCTCCTCCGAGAGCGAACTAGCATCTATCTTCGGAAAGCCCACGCTTGATCAGTCCGATGTTGGCGGAAATGTCGATTTCCTCTCTGCTGCCAACTTCCTCAAGTATTCGAATCATCTCAAGGTCATTCGTCTTTCTCAGGAAGATGACTATAACTCGATATCGGTTGATTCGGGAATCACTTGGATAAACAGCGTAACCAACAAGACCATCAAGAATCTTGATGAATTCCGCGCTCTTGGTGGCTTTTCGGGAGATATCGAACCGACTTCATATTTCAAGGCAAGGTATCCCGGAAACTTCGGTGACTCGCTCAAGGTCGTGGTATTCGATGGTGTCACGGCAGAAACGGTGACCACCACATTGCAAAATCAACCAACCGATTTTACTCTTCGGAATGGCTATAAGGGAGCAATGGTCTTGGGTGTAAGTGCAGGAACTGCAACATACAGCATTGTTGCAGTCGGAGAAGGAGCGGGTCCGGGCACAGTTGCCATACTCGGAACCACTTCTGCCACCATGCCTTGGTACATGGTAACGATACTTTCACCGGACATAAACGATACTTCGGTTGCCTTTGCGAACAAGTTGAAGAACTTTGTGACGCCAATGAGCATATTCTATGCAACAGGTACGACCACGGAAAACTGGAACCTCACTGAGCAGGGAGCCAATCCAGATGGAAACCGTGGGAACTACTATGATCTTGAGACTTGGGGATTCAGAACAACACCAGTAAATTTCAATCCTCTGTTTGAGTACGGAAAATCTCCATATGTCATAACCGAGAATACAACAATTGAAGGTGCCGTAGATATTCTATTCCCAAATATAGATTTCTCGAATACTAATCTGTCATGGAGGCGCGGAGCAACATACAACTTCGGTGGGGCAACCGGAGAAAGAACGATTCTCTATCCGCGAGTCGCCAGTCCATCGGTGGGTGGCGTGGCAAATCCTACAGGTCTTCCTGCAAGTTTCTTAACCACGAATTCTCAAGGATGCATCTTCGGCATATTGAACAACAACGATACCATGCCTGGATTCGGTGTAATCAATCCTGGAGTGGCATTGCCAGATGTTCATGGTCCTTGGGAAGGCTTCTATGAGAATGTCAACATAGATGCTGCGGCTCGCGGTTTATCCACCACGGCTGGTGCCAGAGGATTTGCTCAACTCATAGGTCTGACTGGTCCCGCGATCTACCACAAGAGGAATCCCGATGGAACCCAAAGCAATGTCACCATCTCCGGTTGGGATCCACAGGGTGGATTGACGGGTATCAGGAACAACTTCAAGTATGGTATTGTTCAGTTTGGAAACTATAGTGGAACTGCAACAACCACGATTGGCGAATCCTATGCAGGAGTTCGCGTCTTCGACAAGACTCCCGGCACATCGGAATATGCTGCTTCTGTCGGTGGTTCCAATGATGAGTTGAGCATTGCGATCATCGACAATGGTGGAAAGTTCGGACCAAAGGGAGCAATCCTTGAGAAGTTTGAACTTCTATCCAAGGCAGTTGATGCAAAGAACCTCAATGGAGAGAACATCTTCTACAAGGACTACATCAACAACAACTCTCAGTATGTCTACATGACTCGGGCATTCGGCTTCACTGGAGGAGGAACTTCCACTTCACTGGCAACGACTGACTTCGGTGACATTCAGACGCTGAAGACAGGAAATGATGGAGTAACCTATACTAGATCTGGATACTACGATGCCTTCCTTGGTTTCGGAGAATCTAGTGCAACTGATCCAACTCTTTCCGAGCAGATTGCATCGTATTCGATCTTTGCCGACGATGCATCAGCAGTGGATATTCTGTTTGTTCCCGAATCATCGGTTGCAACGGATACGACCAATGACTTCACCGATCTTGAGTCTGCTATCTACGATTCCGTGATAGAGCCAAGAAAGGATACCCTGTTCATTGTTCCGACCCCGATGCCAACTTCATCGACTCAGCATACCGCACAGTCGGCAAGCAATGCAATCAACTTCCGCAAGAATCTGTTGACGGTTCCTTCCAACTCCTATACGATGGTGGTTGCAGGTCGCAAGGTGTTCTTCGATACCTACAACAATCAGACCCGCAAGATGGCACTTTCATCCGATCTGGCGGGCATTCTTTCGGCACAGGAAATCGCATGGGAATCTCCCGCAGGATTTGCCCGAGGCAATCTAAAGAATGTGATCAAGTTGGAGACGGCATTCAGCAAGACTGATCGCGACGAACTCTATAAGAACCAGATCAACTTCTTCACGCAGTTCAATGATGGATCGGGTACTGTCCTCTTCGGAGACAAGACCCTTCTCGTCAAGCCAAGCGCATTCGACCGCATCAATGTCCGTCGAGTGTTCATCGCAGCAGAGAAGGCAATCGCAAAAGCAGCGAAGTACTCGCTCTTTGAGTTCAACGATGAGTTCACCCGTTCGCAGTTCAGGAATCTTGTCAATCCATTCCTTGCCAATCTCGTTGCACAGCGTGGCATTTCGGATTACAAGGTCGTTTGCGACGGAACCAATAACACGGCTCAGGTCATCGACAACAATCAGTTCGTAGCGGATATCTTCATCAAGCCGCTGAAGTCCATCAACTTCATCCAGTTGAACTTCATTGCAACAAGAAGTGATTTCAATCTAACAACCATCGAATAAATAAGGTACAGAGGGAGCATCTAGAATGAATATCAAGAACTTTGCCAATGCAATGCAGGGATCGGGCGTAAAGCCCTCGCTGTTTGAAGTTCAGGGGTCAATCGGCGGATCACAGAGTTCGCTGACACCCTTCCTTGTAAAGTCGGCATCTCTACCAGGAACCGCATTGGGAACCATCGAAATCCCATATCGCGGCAGAAGGATCAAGGTTCCTGGCGACCGCACATTTGCCGATTGGTCCATCACGATCATCAACGACAGCAAGTTCACCTTGCGTAACCTGTTTGAAACATGGGTTGATGGAATTCAGGCAATGGAGCGCAATGTCGCCACCAACGAGTTCATCAACTTCGCGCAGCCAGTGTTCTGCGACTGGGTCGTGAATCAACTCGACCGCACGGGCAAGCCCATCAAGGCATATACTCTTGTCGGTTGCTTCCCAACCGATATCGGTGCAATCGACCTGTCATATGAAGCCACCGACCAGATCGAAGAGTTCACGGTCAACATGTCGTACTCGTACTTCACATCGAATGTTGGTACGCCTGGCGCACAGCCCGCCACAGGTCTAAATAGATTGACCTCTGGTGGTTGATACTTCCTTTCAGGAGAGATGAATGGCATTTGAACTTTTTGGTTATTCCCTCAGCCGCACTGGCAAAATAGCCCCAACGGAGAAACAGGAGGATGTAACAGCAAACACATCGTTTGCTCCTCCTCAGTACGACGATGGGGCTTTGCCTGTTACATCTGGTGTCTATTTCAGTTCATACATGGATTTCGATGGTGGCATCAAGGCTACCAGCGACATGATCCGCAAATACCGCGAAATGTCTCTCTACCCTGAGGTGGAGATGGCAATCGCGGATATCTGCGACGAGGCAATCGTCTATGACGAGACAAAGAGACCCGTCGAGATACAGGTGGATGACAAGCGCATCTCTCCGAAGATCAAGGGAAAGATTGCAGATGAGTTCGATGAGATCCTTCGTCTGCTGAAGTTCCAGGACAAGGGATATGAGATATTCCGAAAGTGGTACATCGACGGAAGGCTCTACTACCATAAGATCATCGACAAGGAAAACCCTAAGAAGGGTCTTGTGGAACTCCGTCCCGTCGAGGCAACGAACATCCGCAAGGTTCGCAATGTAGTCAAGAAGAAGGATCAGAAGACAGGCGCGGATCTCGTTGCCAAGGTCGATGAGTTCTTCATCTACAACGAGCGTGAGGAAACCGTCACATCGACTGCGGCATATGCACCTGCCACGCCACTCAAGGGTGTCAGGATCGCCACAGATTCAATCTGCTATGTCCATAGCGGTCTGTTCGACGGAGGAAAGAGAAGAGTCCTCTCATACATCCACAAGGCACTGAAGCCAATGAATCAGTTGAAGATGGTCGAGGATGCCCTCGTCATCTATCGCATGGCTCGCGCACCCGAGCGCAGGGTGTTCTATGTGGATGTTGGAAACCTCCCCAAGGCAAAGGCAGAGCAGTACCTCAAGGAGATCATGAACCGCTATCGCAACAAGTTGGTGTATGATGCATCGACAGGCGAGATGCGCGATGAGCGCAAGCACATGACGATGCTTGAGGACTTCTGGATGCCTCGTCGCGAAGGCGGCAAGGGAACTGAAGTCAGCACCCTGCCCGGTGGTCAGAACCTTGGTCAGATGGACGATGTCCTCTACTTCCAGAAGAAACTATACAAGTCCCTGAATGTGCCGATCTCCCGTCTTGAAACCGATCAGAACGGCTTCAACATGGGTCGTCAGGCAGAGATCACCCGCGACGAACTGAAGTTCTTCAGGTTCATCGAGCGTCTTCGCAAGAAGTTCTCCGATCTGTTTGCGGAACTCCTCAAGACCCAGTTGATCCTCAAGGGAGTCATCACCAAGGACGATTGGGAGTCGATCCACCCGAACATTCGCTTCGATTTCCGCAAGGATTCCTACTTCACGGAAGCCAAGGAAAACGAGATGCTCAACACCAGAATGACTCTGGTTGCTGCGGCAGATCCGTACTTGGGCAAGTATTTCTCCAAGAAGTTCATTCAGAAGAAGATCCTCCGCTTGTCGGACGACGAGATTGCGGACATCGATGCAGAGATCGATTCGGAGAAGGCAGAGGATCCGAACAATGTGCTACCGACTCAGATCACCACTCAGGCAACCACTCAGCAGATGACTGGCGACATACAGAATCAGCAGCAGTTGCAGCAGCAGCAGGATCAGGCACAACTACAGGCTCAGATGCCTCAGCCCGAAGAAACCCCCGCAAAGAAGCCAAAACGATAAATATCATTATCCACGGAGAACACCATGAGTACACCACACGACCTGATCAGGGCAATCGTTGACGAAGACTTCGTCGCTGCCAAGGAAATCACGAACAACCTCGTATTTGCAGCAGTTTCAGATGAACTTGAAGTTGCCAAGATGGAAGTCGCGGCAAACCTCTTTGATGATTGTGAAACTTGTGACGACGATGTAAGCGAAGGACAGATGTCTGCCAACCGCTATGGTGGTGGAAAGCCCTTCGATTGGAAAAAGCCACATCCCTCAAATGCACCCAAGAAGGGTCTCAAGGGAAATCAGTCCAAGATCGACGCGAACAATAACGGCAAGATCGATGCACAGGATTTCAAGATTCTCCGCGCAAGCAAGAAGGGCTAAACATGCTGCTGTTCACCGAACACACTGAAGATAACATCCAAACCCTCACCGAAGATGCTGGTGGTGGTAAGAAGAACTACTACATCCGTGGCATCTTCATGCAGTCCGAGCAGGTCAACAAGAACGGTCGCATCTATCCTTCTGCCATCATGGAGCGTGAAGTAGAGAAATACAACAACGACTACATCAAGACCAATCGTTCGCTCGGAGAACTCGGTCACCCACAGGGTCCAAGCCTGAACCTAGACCGCATTTCCCATCTCATCAAGGAGATGAAGATGGACGGAAACACGGTCTATGGCAAGGCAAAGATCCTTGATACCCCATATGGAAACATCGTCAAGAACCTCATCGATGAGGGTGTTCGTCTTGGCGTTTCCTCGCGCGGAATGGGTTCCCTCAAGCAGGTCAACGGCGTGAACGAGGTACAGGATGACTTCAATCTTGCCACCGTCGATATCGTTGCCGATCCCTCTGCACCCAATGCCTTCGTAAACGGCATCATGGAAGGCAAGGAATGGGTCTGGAACAACGGAGTCCTTGCTGAGAGGCACATTGCCTCCTATAAGAATACCATCAAGAAGGCTTCTTCCAGGGAACTAGAAGAAGCAAAACTAGAGGTCTTTAGGGACTTCATATCCAAACTATAACTTTTATACATATGGGAAGATAAAGGAGATTCTAATGCCACAGCCCGAAGAGTTTTTCGAAGAAGAAGAAATCCTTGCAGATGATGCCGCCATCAATGAAGAAGAGATTGATGAGGACGAGGTCATCGAAGAGGATGAAGACGAACTAGACCTTGAGGATGAATCCGACGAGGATTTTGCCGACGAGGACGAAGAAGAACTCATCGATGAGGACGAAGAGTCTGACGATGAGGATGATGTCAGCGAGGAGTATGAGGTTGTTGCCAACAGCGACACCGACAAGGACTATTCGGGCAAGGGTCCGAAGATGTGGGATGCTCCCGCAGATAAGTCCGGTACCAACAAGGCAACCATCGCTGGCAAGGCTCCCTTCAAGGGCAAGGCAAAGATTCCAGACAAGAGCGACTTCACCATGAAGGAGCATATGTCTGCGATGTTCGAAGGAGAGGAACTCTCCGAGGACTTCAAGAACAAGGCAAGCGCAGTCTTTGAAGCAGCCATCAGCGAGCGTTACGATGCAATCGTTGAGCGTCTTGAAGAGGCTTACGAGCAGACCATCGAAGAGAACACCGCAAAGATCCTTGATGAACTTTCGGCTCGCGTCAATGACTACATCTCGTACATTGCCGAGGAATGGCTCAAGGAAAACCGTCTCGTAGTCGAGAGTGGCATCAAGACCGAGATTGCAGAGAACTTCCTCAACGGAATGCGCGACATCTTTGAGCAGAACTACATTCAGGTTCCCGAAGAGAAGGTCGATCTCGTCTCCGAAATGGAAGAAGAGAACGAGGAACTCCGCAATGAGGTCAATGAGCAGGTCAACGAGAACATCGAACTCAAGAAGCAGATCCTCGCACTCCGTTGCGATGACATCTTCGAGTCCTACTGCGATGGTCTAGCCGATACTCAGGTCGAGAAACTCCGTACCCTTGCAGAGGGCATTGAGTTCGACTCAGAGGATCTTTTCGAAGAGAAGTTGTCCGTCCTCAAGGAATCATATTTCGGAAACGCTCGTCGTATCCGCAAGCCAGCATCTGCTTCAATGGATCTCGTTGAGGAAATCGTCCTAGACAGCGGCGAGACCGAAGAGAACCTTCAGGAGCAGGAAACAACAACCAATCCAATCATGCAGAACTATGCTTCTGCACTTTCACGCAAGGGTCTAACAAACAGGTAATCCCTGTTACATCTAAGGAGACACAGAAATGGGAACTTTTTCACTAGTAGAACAACTTGAGCGCAAGTGGCAGCCTGTGCTTGAACACAGCAGCCTCAATCCCGTTCAGGACAACTATCGTCGCGCAGTCACCTCCATTCTTCTTGAGAACGAAGAACAGGCACTCCGCGAGGATTCGAGCATCAGTAACTCAATTGGTGCTAACACCAACCTCAGCGCAGCAGGTAGCGCAAGCGGTCTTGCGGGTTACGATCCAATCCTCATCGCACTCGTCCGTCGCGCAATGCCAAACCTAATGGCATACGATGTCGCCTCGGTTCAGCCAATGACCTCGCCAACAGGCTTGATCTTTGCAATGAAGTCGGTTTACAACAACCGTACCGAGAACACGGAAGCCCTCTTCCGCGAAGCATACACCAAGTTTGCTGGCGTTACTGGTGGCGTAAGCAATACGGGCGGAAACACCTCCGAATCAGGTTATGTTCAGGATCCTCTCTGGGGCTTGCTCTCTCCTGGCTCGACTGGTGTCAGTGCAACTGGTGGTTGGGAACCTGCTGGTGGTATGGAGCGCGTTGTTGCAGAAGCACTAGGTGAAAACACCTCAAGCGACTTCAACACGATGGCATTCACAATCGACCGTGCATCGGTCACTGCAAAGACTCGCGCCCTCAAGGCAGAGTACACAATCGAACTCGCTCAGGATCTCAAGGCTATTCACGGCTTGGATGCTGAAACCGAACTCGCCAACATTCTCAGCACGGAAATCCTTGCCGAAATCAACCGCGAAGTCGTTCGTTCGATCTATGCAACCGCTAAACTCGGCGCACAGCACGCTGACCTCAAGTACAAGAGTTCGGGCAACACCTATAACTTTATCACTGGTGCAGGTGGTGGTGGTACCGGTACTGGTTTCCTAGCATCGCCAGGTGGTGTCTATGACCTCCTTGCTGACTCCGATGGTCGTTGGTCGGCAGAAAAGTTCCGTGGTCTAATGTTCCAGATTGAGCGCGAAGCCAATACGATTGCCAAGGATACACGCCGTGGCAAGGGTAACTTCATCATCTGCTCGTCCGATGTTGCATCGGCACTTGCAATGGGTGGATTCCTCAATGTCAGCCCAGCACTCAATGTCAACCTTGATGTCGATGACACTGGCAACACCTTCGTCGGTGTTCTCAATGGCAAGATCAAGGTCTATGTTGACCCATACTCGGGTGTTGGTACTAACAGCAATTCCCGCGACTTCGTGTGCGTTGGATACAAGGGAACCTCGCCATATGACGCAGGTCTCTTCTATTGCCCCTACATCCCACTACAGATGGTCCGTGCAATCGATCCGAAGACCTTCCAGCCGAAGATCGGATTCAAGACTCGCTACGGAATGGCAGTCAACCCCTTCGTCAATACGACGAATGTCACGGTTGCCAGCAACTATCGTGCAAACATGTACTACCGCATCTTCCGCGTGGACAACCTCCACGGCATGAATGCAGCACTCGGTACTGCCTAATAGTTGAAGTGCAGTAACTAAGCAAAGGTCGGGGGGAGAAATCCCCCCGACTTTCTTTTTGGGAATACATAATGATATGAGCGAATACACAATACCAGTATCCGACCCGTTGGTGATAAACCAGCAGGGTCGCAACTACAATGTCCTCAGCAGGGAACCCGATACCACGAATACCCTGCTGAACACCAACTTCAAGTTCACATTGTTGCGAATACCAAATGTGACATTCTGGTGTACTTCCGTGAACATGCCTTCCGTGACGATAGGAAGCGTTGGGGTAGCCAACAAGTTCGTTCAGCACCATGTTCCTGGATCATCGATTGATCTCGACACCCTCAAGGTGACTTTCATAGTGGATGAGGAGTTCTCCAACTGGAATGAGATATACAAGTGGATGCGGGGATTGGTTCCATTCGAGGATTTCACCGAAATCATACAGAATGATAAGAACTACTATTCAGATGGAACGATTCATCTACTCAACAATGCAAAGAATCCCCATCGGCAGATCACCATCAAGAACATGTATCCAATCAGTCTAGACGGATTTGAATTGAACTCCGCATATAGCGATGCAGATCCGATCACGGTCAATGCAACCTTTGTATATGAATCATTTGACATCGGTGAAGTCACTTGACTTGATCTGAATCTCTAGTATAGTCTTCGTCATGGACATCGAAACAATCAAGAAGATGGTCGAGAAGGACATGGAGATCGATGATCTCAACCTCGACCTTGAGTCACTGAAGACTCCACAACTACACGGCAAGTACCTAAACCTATTGCACGACGAATCACTTGTCCTGCACAAGTATCTCATTGAGCAGAAGGAGATGCGTAGGCTCAAGTGGGAATACTATCTCGGCAAGTTGGATCAGGAGACCCTTGATGAGAAGGGTTGGCAACCATTTGGGCTGAAGATCCTCCGAACAGACATCGATGTCTATCTTGAGTCAGACAAGGATCTCCTGCGCCTTGAGGCTCGCGTACACTATCAGCGCGAAAAGGTGAAGTACCTTGAGTCGGTGCTGCAAGGTCTCGGTCGCCGTGGATGGGACATCAAGTCTGCCATAGAGTGGAAGAAGTTCATGAGCGGATCATGAAGATCGTAACCGAAGGCATTCATCGCGTATATCTCCGTCAGGCATATATCCATGCTCAGGCACGGAGTCAGGATACCAACACGCAAAACGGAGCATTGATCATTTTCCCTTCATCGGGGATCATTGCGGCTGATGCGAACCGCTATCCATCCATTCGCGAGACTGAGTCAGATCCGAAGTACGACTACATCGAACATGCCGAGAGATCGGTGATCTACAGATGTGCAAGCAAGGGTCTTTCCACACTCAACACCCATCTCTATTGTCCGTTCATAATCTGCCCAGACTGCTCAAGGGCAGTGGTTCTCTCAGGTATACGCCGAGTGGTTGGTCATAAGACCATATGGGACAAGACTCCCGACAGATGGAAGGAAAAGTGCAACATCGGAATCAATATCCTTGAGAGCGCAGGAGTGGAAGTCCTGCTGTTCGATGGCAAGGTACTGAACGATGGAGAGTTCAAGATTAGGTTCAATGGAGAAGACATGGAACCATAAATATCTGCATGGATACATTGGTTCTTGAAGATGTTGATTCCGTGTTTATCCGTGTGCGATGTGAGAGGGGAACTGCCAAGGAGTTGAGCGACTGCTTCTCCTTCAAGGTTCCGAACCACAAGTACATGTCCCGCTTCCGCAAGACGCGATGGAGTGGCGACATCAAACTATACAACATAGGCAAGGCAACGATCTACAGGGGACTGAAGAACTATGTCACCAAGTTCGCAGCGGATCGTGGCTATCATGTCGAGAACAACCTGACACCGACTCCCAAGATCCCGCTCAGTCCGGACAATGTAGATACATTGTTTGAACGATGCGTGGGCAAGGCATCGGGCATTCCCTCGCTCCATGACCATCAGCGGGATGCCATCGTGAAGGCAACAGAAACATCTAGAATCCTCCTGGTGTCACCGACAGGCAGCGGCAAGTCGATGATCATCTACCTGCTGGTGAGGCATCTGCTTGAGAATACGGATGGCAAGATACTCATTGTGGTTCCCACCATCGGTCTTGTCACGCAGATGGCAAGCGACTTTGAGAACTATGCCAAGGGAACAGACTGGAAGGTATCGAAGAACTGCCATCCAATCTATGCGGGGCAGGACAAGGACACAAACAAGCGTATCGTCATCACGACATGGCAGTCCATCTTCAAGCAACCGCGCTCATGGTTCGATCAGTTCTCCGCTGCATTCGGAGACGAGTGCCATATGTTCAAGGCAAAGTCCCTGAGCGGCATCATGGAGAAACTCGTCAACTGCAACCATAGGATCGGGACAACAGGTACTCTTGACGGAATGCAATCGCATAAGTTGATCATCGAAGGTCTCTTTGGTCCTTCGTATCATGTGACCTCGACAAAGAAACTGATCGACAAGAACATCCTGTCCAATCTAAAGATCGATGCCATTCTTCTCCAATATCCCGAAGAAGATAGACGCATAGTGAGCAAGCATAACTATAGTGACGAGATGCTGTGGCTCGTCCACAATGCCAAGAGAAACAAGTTCATAACGGATCTCGCTCATACACTCAAGGGAAACACGCTGATTCTGTTTCAGTATGTCGAGAAGCATGGAAAGGTTCTATATGATCTCGCGAAGGAAACTGACAAGAGAAAGGTCTTCTTTGTGCATGGTGGGACGGATGTGGAGGATCGTGAGGCTGTACGCAAGATCCTTGAAGAGAACGATTCGTGCATCGTGGTGGCGTCTTACGGGACATTCTCGACGGGGATCTCAATAAAGAGATTGCACAACATCATATTTGCCTCACCGAGCAAGTCTAGGATTCGGGTATTGCAGTCGATTGGCAGGCAACTGCGTGTTTCGGAACACAAGCAGTTCGCAAAGTTGTACGATATTGGAGATGATCTATCATGGAAGACAAGAAAAAATCACACTCTTCGTCATTTCTCCGAAAGAATCAAAATCTATCGGTCGGAAAAATTCGAGTTTCGACCGATCATGCTAAAGATGGAGAACCTCCAATGAAGGACTACATCCTCATCAAGTTGAGATCGGGCGAGGAGTTGATCGCGACAATCACAGGAAAGAACCGCACGAACATCAAGGTTCTCCGTCCAATGCAGATTCGACAGGTTCCATTTGTCGATCCAAAATCGGGTTCGCTCAGGGCTGCTGTCGTGATGGAGAACTGGATCGGTAGGACGAATGAGAATGAAGTCACCATCCCGAACAACTGGGTCGGCATCAAGATGGCTCCTTCTCAGGAAGCCATCGATGCATACGAGAAGTACATGAAGGAAGAAGATGTTCCTACCTCCGCGACAGTGGTGAAGACTGAAGATCCTCCGCTTACTGCGAAGGAAGAGGAGGACTTCAAGCGTCTAGAGGATGAGATGAACAAGATGCTCATGGAGATGACATCTGCTGCTGGTCTTCCCCCACAGAGCGTGGAAGGGATGGATACTTTCATGAAGGGTTCCTCCTTCGACAAGGAGAGCAAGGAATCGGTTATTGTCAACTTCATGTTCCCTGCGAATGTCTTCAAGAACATGATGGAGGATGGTCTGATTGAGGATTTCCTCACCGCAGGAATGTATCCCGATGACAATGGTGACGATTCCGAAGAGGATCTTGAGGACGATGTTGATTTCACCAAGGATAAGTCAAGGAAGATCCGAGAGAACGACATCAACATGAAGGAGAAGGGTGATGAGTCTTGGGGGAATAGTTACAGGGATTGGAGTTCCAATCCTAGTGACTACCTCTAAGTAATCTCTAAGAACACCTCTTGATGAAACATGACACACTCAAGTTACCTATTTCGTTTTCACCTGTCAACAACAATCCAGTAGAATCTAAAGTGCCTCCTTGCTTTCATACAAAAGCCGTGTAGTATATTCGCACAGGCAAAGGAGATACCATGAATGAGTGACAGCCACTATATCGACAACAAGGTGTTCTATGCGGAGATGGTGAAGTGGAAGAAGGAGTGGAAGAAAGCCAAGAAGGCGAATCTTCCTCTTCCCCCCGTCACCGACTATATCGGCAGATGCTTCCTTGCAATCGCGGAGCGTCTTTCCTACAGACCGAACTTCATCAACTACCCATACAGGGAGGAGATGGTGGGAGACGGAATAGAGAACTGCCTGATGTATGCCGCGAACTTCGATCCTACCAAGTCAAAGAATCCGTTCTCCTACTTCACTCAGATCATCTACTATGCATTCGTCCGCAGGATACAGAAGGAAAAGAAGCAGAACTACATCAAGTTCAAGAGCATAGAGATGGCAAGGACGAACGGCACGGTTCCGAAGTGGCTCAACGATGCATACCACGACGAGAACAAGATACAGGATTTCTTCAAGTCTCTTTCCCTGACTGAACTCGACCTTGAGAACTTCCAAGGTAGCAAGAAGAAGGAACCTGTCAAGGAACCTGTCAAGGAACTTGTCGTTGCCAAGAAGGCTGCTAAGAAAACCTCCAAGAAGGTCACCAAGAAGAAGCCAAAGAAATGAAGATCGCCATCGTCACCGATACTCACTTCGGATTCAAGAATGATTCTCCTGTCTTTCTTGAGGCATACCTTGAGTTCTTTGAGAAGCAGTTCTTCCCCTATCTGCTGAAGAACAACATCAAGACGGTCATCCACATGGGTGATGTGCTTGATCGCAGGAAGTTCATCAACTTCAATACCCTGCGGAATGTCAGAAAAAGGTTCACGGAATGGTTCTCCAAGAACGACATCACCGTGTATTGCGTCATCGGAAACCATGACTGCTATTGGAAGAATACCAATGAAGTGAACTCCGTTGTGGAGATATTCGGAGACCATTTCAAGGTCTACGAGAACCCCAAGGATGTGATGATCGACGGGATGGTCTGTGGATTCGTTCCGTGGATATCGAAGGACAATGCATCCGAGGTTCAGAAGTACCTTGAGACGAGCAATGCCGATGCCCTGTTCGGTCACTTTGAACTGACGGGCTATGAGGTGGTTCGTGGAGTCAAGCACGAAGGTGGTCTTGATCCCTCCGTCCTGTCGCGGTTCAATAAGGTCTATTCGGGGCATTTCCATTGCAAGCAGGAAAGCGGAAATATCCACTATCTTGGCAATCCCTATCAGATGTTCTTCTCCGAGGTCAATGAGTCCAAGGGATTCCATGTGCTTGACACGGAGGATGGCTCCTTGGAGTTCTTTGAGAATCCGAGGAAACTGTACCATCGGGTCAACTATGACCTCAACCTAGACGAACAGGGGCATGGAAACTTCAACTTTGCGAAGTACAAGGAATGCTTTGTGAAGTTGGTGGTCACCTCCAAGAAGAACCAGCCCAAGTTCGACATGTTCTGCGACCGTCTTTTTGAGGCAGGAATCCATGATCTCCTGATCGCGGAGAAGATAGAGGCTGAGGAGGAAACCGAGGATTCCTTTGTTTCCGAAAAGGAACTCTCCAAGAACACCGTCGATCTCATAGACGGGTACATCGATGAACTCAAGATCGACGGCGGAAGCGACCTGAAGAACCTGATGCGGGAGATTTATACTGAAAGTTTGTCCATCTAGTTTCCTAAATATTGGAAACTGGAGGACAGATGGACGGTCATATTCGCGAGGATCTTCGCAAGTGGTTCAATCCCAAGCACCCCGAGGGTGGCTGGAAGCGCATCAACACCAAGGGTGAAGTGGTTGGTCCCTGTGCGCGTGAACCTGGCGAACCAAAGCCAAAGTGCATGTCCAATGAGAAGCGGCGGAAACTTTCCAAGACGGAGAGAGCCGCTGCTGTCCGTACCAAGAGAAAACATGATCCGAATCCGGAAAGGCAGGGTAAGCCCATCAATGTCTCAAACTTTGGAAAAGGCAAGATAAGCGAAGAGTATGTAATCGATCCGAAGGACGATCTGATCGAATCGATGGATCTTTTGCTTGAGAAGAACAGCCCCACAAGCCCCGACAAGTGGCAGGATTGCGTCTCGCAAGCCCGAGCCAAGTTCGATGTCTACCCATCTGCATATGCCAATGGCTGGGCTGCTCAGTGCTACAAGCGCAAGGGTGGCAAGTGGAAGGCAGTCAACGAGCAGAAGTTGTCCTTCTCTGCATTCGTGGACAAGAAGAGCATACTGAGCGAGACCAAGAAGAAACTCAGCCTGAATGAGGATGATGGATATGCCAGGTCTTCCGATGGTAGGAAGGTTCGGATCGCGGAGGAAAAGAAGCCGTACAAGGGTTTTGTGAAGGGCAAGAATCATCCCGAGGGTGGTCTTTCCCGCAAGGAAGCACATCGTCAAGGCATCCATGCTGGCATCGAAACCAAGGATGAGGCAAAGCGCAAGGGTGGCTTTGGCAAACTCTCCGACAAGACTCAGGCAAGAAGAAAATCATTCTGTGCGCGTATGAAGGGAATGAAGAAGCACAACACCAGTGCAAAGACTGCAAATGATCCCAAGTCGAAGATAAATGCATCGCTCCGTGTATGGGGCTGTCGGTGATGTGGGGAGGACTATAAATGGCACTTACAGTACAGGACTTCACGATAGAGCAGGGTGCTTCGTTCATCCTTGAGTTTGAACTCAAGAAGGATGACGATACTCCTCTTGGTCTTGTGACGGCATCTCCCAATGGAGTGAACACATATGACTTGGGAACCTATTCCTTCCGCATGAAGATGCGTAGGACGAAATATGGTTGCCTCACTTGCCTTCATGCCGTGGCATATTCATTGTCCGATACAAGCGTCATACAAGTCGGTGATGATGATACCGCTGGCAGGACTGCCGATGGTTTCTATGTCATTGCGGGTACGCCTGGCAAGGTTCGCATGACGATCAGTCCATCCTCCACAACAGGCATAAAGTATGGCAAGTACTTCTATGACATAGAGGCAGTATCGGGAACTACGGGAAGTTTTGAAGTGACCAAGGTTCTGTCTGGTCGCATGGTCGTGAATGCAGAAGCAACAACCTGAGAGGAAAACATGGCAGCACTGAGCATAGACCTTACAGCAGAGCAAGGATCGACCTTCGTACTTGAGTTTCAGGTGTTCGACGATCTTCTTTCGCCCATACAGTTGCTGGCTTCCACCATCGATGAAAATGGCACGATACAGTATTCCCTCGACAACTATCGGCTTCGAATGAAGATTCGCAAGTCCAAGTATACTACTCCTATGCTGTATTCGGCAGGAACAACCATGAATTTCGTCAAGCAACCCGCAAGTACCGATGGATTTACCACGGATGGCTTTGCTCATATCGGTGGTGCAACGGGATTCGTTCGGATGATAATCAGTTCCGATACCAGTTCCACTTTCAAGGGTGGTCGTTATTTCTATGATGTGGAACTTGTCGAGTTGGTTGGGTCTGATGAGATAGTCAGCAAGTTGCTGGATGGAAAGTTTGAAGTAGCAGCAGAGGCAACCAAATGAAGATAACGAACATACGGGTAAAGAACAACTACAAGATCAAGTTGACGAACTCCAAGTTGGCTGGAGTCAATGCTGGAACGAGCGTTGTTGCCGAGCAGGGAACTCGTACTCCGATCATTCCAACTCCACCTGCACCTCCCAAGACCTTTCAGCAAAAATATGACATCGTGTTCAAGTATCTTATGGATAGATACGAACCCGGTTGGTCTGCTGGTACTACTGCGGAAAAACTTGCCAACACCTTATCGTTGATGGGAATATCTTCTGCAATCAATCCACTTACATTGGGTGGAACTGCGGAAGCGCAGTTCAATCAAATATCGGCATCGGATCTGGGGTGGTTTGATCCCCTTACCTATCCTAGGAACTTTTCTACTGCGGTTCGTGCTGCATACAAGAGATATGAGCGGGCTAGAAAACCGAAGCAGGCAAAGCATAGGTTTGTAGACTATCAGACTTATGGAATCGGGGAATACTCCTATTCGCGTGATGGTGGCAATCAGTTCTTCAACATGGCACTAGACTTCAACTGGTTTCCGGAAGAGGGAAACAGAAACATCGAAAAGATGGGTCTTTCGTTGAATCACCAGAATGGAATAGAGAGAATCCTGATGCATTCTCCATATGGACATTTTGGCAGTCCTATGACTCAATATGGATATGTTGCCGAGCAAAGCCTTCCGTGGATCACCGATAGATTTGCTCCGGATACAGGATTCCGTTTTGATCAATATCTTCTCAATCAGGAGTCTGCAACTCTTCGCGATCTTCTCAACGATGTTTCCGTTATTCGGGATCCTCTACTTGGAATCACGGTCGATGGCATTACCGATAGCAATCTCAATACTTCCTATCGTGGATTATGCTATGCGGCAGGAACATATTCCGTTGTCCGAGGAAATCGTTCATTCGGTGGTTTCTCTGCCAATCAAGTCGCCGTAGGATCTCCGTGGATCAGTTATCCAAATGGCTTGACTTGGGTCGGGGCATTGACTGATTTCAACGCTCCGGGTCTCTGCTTCAATACACGCACATTGATCATGTTCGATGGATCGACATTCCCGAGCAATCCACAGACTATAACGGATCGGGCGATCAACTTCACTCCTGGAATATCCTATGGAAATGGATTGCAGCGGATTGCCGCCCTTGATGCTCTTTCTGCCGCTTGGGGAAATACGATGGAGTTCATTGCGTACTTGGGATTCCTTCCCTATGGAGCAGAGTACGAACAGACGATTCCGTGGATGCTTTTCAAGGATCCTACTGATGCCGAGAATGTTCGTTACTACAAGTGGAGGCTTGATGCCTCGGTGTCCCATTGGAAGGATAAGTTCAAGTCGCCAATAGACGGATTCCCGCATGTCTTTGTGGATGCTGGTGCGGCAATAGAAAGAACCTATCATCAGTATCAGGCTCCGACATATACGACTTGGGCGAACATCACTCCATCGGGAGCAAGTTTCGTAGAAAACATCCCCGTTTCATGGGCAAGAGATCAGCACAATCATACATTCGGAAACTCAGGAACCGATGGTGTGGTGGTCGGTATGGAGTTGTTTGCATGGTATGACTTTGATGGATATCCGTCCCAAACTCTGCAAAAGAAGTCGTCTACCGATACAAATCCAAGATTCTGGGGACTGGACGCCGACATTGCGACAACAATGTACATGCGCCCATATGATCTCTTCTTCGGACAGAGATTCCACGGACTAACATTCGTAAACTCCATATGGGGAATGGGTGTATGTGGCTCATCTGAACTCGGAGAGTTGTTTGCAATTGCCAAGATAAATGACAAGGGAACCCCCGATGGGTATCCGTTCTTCTACAATACATTCATTCGTCTGAATGGAAATGCATTGGAGTGGAAAGGCATTCCCGGAACAGCATATAATGGAAATGTCGAGATACCTTGGTATCATGACAGGAGATTCCGCCTGTTCTATCTCTATCCATCGTTGTTGGCAATAGATGCCACTGTTGTGGATATTCTTCACAGCGGTCATGGATATTTCCTAGCAGATCAATCTGGATGGTACGACAAGAGACTTGGATTGCTCTATAAGAATGACATGGAAGCATTGAACATCGGACCTGTCGTATCGAATGATCCATATCCAAATCGCCGTACTCCAACAACCCCTCCTCAGAACTTCTGGAGTGGAAATGCAAGAACATCGGAGTTTGAACTTCTCTATGCTTGCATGAAGGGTGGCATCACGGGTGGATTGGATTCTTTGTTCTTCACGGAACTTTTCACCGAACTTGATGCAGCGGGTGCGACTGGATTCTAATCAATCTTCTTGACATGCCCAGATCGCGGTGTATGATCTAGGCATGAACATTTTCATCGTGAACCAAGACCCAGCACAGGCAGCGCGTGATCTCTGCGACAAGCATGTGGTGAAGATGATAGTCGAAGGCTGTCAGATGCTATCGACCAATCATCGCATCTGTGGCAGTCATGTCATCTATGCTCCCGTGAACCTATACAAGGCATCGTTTGCAAACCATCCATGCACCATTTGGGCTAGGGAGTCCTTCGACAACTATGAATGGCTTGCAAGGCACACGCACGAACTATGCATGGAATATACCCGTAGGTATGACAAGGTTCATTCGTGTCAGCAGATGGCGAAATGGTTCATGATGCATGTTGTCCTACCGCATGGGGCAACGGACTCGCTCACTCCGTTCCCACAGGCAATGCCTGATCAGTACCGAAGCACCGATGCTGTGGTTGCATACCGCAGGTACTATCTTGGGGAAAAGGCTAGGTTTGCCAAGTGGAATCACGGCAATCCCCCGTCTTGGTTCTCCTCAAAGAATGTTTATGAAGGTCTAGAGACTCCCGTATAAATACCGGTGGAGTGAACGATGATCGTCTTTGAGAAACTTCGTTGGAAGAACTTCCTCTCGTATGGGAACTACTTCACGCAGATCACGCTCAACAAGAGCGAGATGACCTTGATCTGTGGGGAGAATGGTGCGGGAAAGACCACTTTCCTTGATGCCATTTGCTTCTGTCTCTTCGGCAAGCCGTTCCGCAACATCAACATCCCGCAGTTGCCGAACAGCATCAATGCCAAGGATTGCCTTGTGGAGTGCGAGTTCCACATCGGCAATGCGAACTACATGGTTCGCCGTGGGCTGAACCCAAAGGTCTTTGAGGTCTACAAGAATGGAACCCTGATGGATCAGGATTCCAAGTCGAAGGACTATCAGAAGATGCTTGAGGAGCAGATCCTCAAGATGTCCTACAAGTCCTTCTGTCAGGTAGTCATCCTGGGATCTACAAACTACATCCCGTTCATGCGCTTGCCAGCGGCAGACCGCCGTGCGATTGTCGAATCCCTTCTCGACATCGGTGTGTTCTCTGCCATGAATGTCGTTCTCAAGAACCGAATCTCCACGAACAAGGAGGAGATCCGTTCGTGTGAGACTGCGATGGAGATCCTACTCAGCAAGATAGAGACTCAGCGCAAGTATCTCAACATGCTTGAGGAGAAGAGCCGTAGTTCCCTTGATGGGCTTGAGGTAGAACTCAAGAAGAACGAGGAAAGCCGTGACAGCCTTTCAGTTCTGTCGGTCAAGGGTGGGAACATCCTTTCCAACCTGACGAAGAACCGCGATCTCTACCGCAAGAAGATAACCAATGTCGTGGATCTCAAGAAAATCAAGAGCAGCCTTGAGCGGAAGATCGATGCTCTTGATGTCGAGATTTCGATGTATGCGACCATGAAGGAGATGCCATGTCCTTCGTGTGGTAGGGAGATGACGGACGAGCATCGTCAGAAGGAGATTGATGCAAAGACCACCAAGCGGTCTGAGGTGAATCGTGCATTGACGGACATCGATCTGACTATTGCCAAGGACAACATGTTCATCCTCGACAACAAGTTGGATGCCGTCGAGGAGGAATACAATAAGTTTCATGCTGTGCTGAACGAACATCGGCAGAAACTTGGCGTTGCCGAGAAGATGATCGAACGGTTGTCCTCCGAGATTGAGAAGATCAAGAAGTCGCAGCAGTCGCTTGATGACGAGCAGACGGCACTTGAGGAACTCGTTGACAGATCCGAGGCAGGAAAGAGGAATCTTGGCGAGAAGCAGCATGAACAGAAGTTGCTTGGCTCCGCTCAGATCATCCTCAAGGACAATGGCATCAAGACGAAGATCATTCGCCATTATCTTCCGATCATGAACAAGTTGATCAACCATTACCTGACCTGCATGGATTTCTTCGTGCAGTTCAACCTTGATGAGAACTTCGATGAGACGATCAAGTCGCGCCATCGCGACGAGTTCACCTATGCATCCTTCAGCGAGGGCGAGAAGATGCGTATTGATTTGTCGCTCCTCCTTGCATGGCGAGAGATCGCACGGCTGAAGAACAGTACCAACTGCAACCTGCTTGTCCTTGACGAGGTCTTCGACTCAAGCCTTGACGGAACGGGCATGGATGAGTTCATGAAGTTGCTCAAGGGAATGGGTGCAAGGTGCAATATCTTCGTCATCTCGCACAAGAGCGACCAGTTGATGGATAAGTTTCAGGAAGTCCTCACCTTCAAGAAAAAGAACAACTTCAGCAGGATGAATCCATGAAGAACTATTTCCGCCGCAAGTTCACATCGGCATGGCAGTTTGCAGATGCACAGATGTCGCGCGGATTCAAAAATGCCAAGGTCTCCGAGGAGATACGGGATATCCGAGACATATGCTGTCATGGTTCTGAGGAACTGGGCATTCCTCCATGCGAGTCACGGCAGGAGAGCAAGTTCTATGCCAAATCATTCGTTTGCGGCGAGTGCGGGTGTGGTGATTATTCACATACGCAACTGGTGAATCTTACCGAGAATCATTATTCCAAGTTGGACTATCCCAGAATCATTTGCCCCAAGCAGATGCCTGGGTTCACCAACTATGTTCCTCTAACCATTTTGGAGAATGATATGAGAAAGAAGTTGATCGAAGAGACATTCGGTGTAGAGTACCTATCTCAACTGCTGGAGAAGAAGGAGACAGAAGGTGAGCCGTAACTGGAAAGACGAAGACTTCGGACGCATGGATGACCATCGTCCTACCCCCAATGGTAGGAAGAAGGATCGGCGCGAGAAGCGACATGATGCCAAGCACCACCTACGAGACCTGAAGGACATGGTCAATGGTGGTGAGGACATTTACGACATGATCGATGAAATCAGTGAAGAGGAATAAATCATGAAGATCAGCAAGAAGACATTCGACATCCTGAAGAACTTTTCGGGCATCCGCTCAAGCATCCATGTTGAGCAGGGCAACATCATCCGCACCGTCTCGACTGCCAAGAACATCATGGCAGAGGCAAAGGTGGAGGAGGACTTTGCGAAGCCATTTGCCATCTTTGATCTTGGCAAGTTCATTGCCACGACTTCCTTGTTCGGCACTCCTGAGTATCAGTTCAACGACAAGTTCGTGACCATCAAGTCGAACAACAGTTCGGTGAACTACTTCTATGCCGACGAGAAGTTGGTCGAGAAGGCGAACAAGTCGATCAAGATGCCAGCCCTGACGGTATCGTTCGACCTGTCTCAGAATCAGATTGCCGAGATTCAGAAGGCATCCTCCGTGCTGCAACTCGACGCGGTGTGCATCAGGAACACCGATGTGGGTGGCATTGAGATGGTGGCATTCGACCGCAAGGTGGGTCTGAACAGTTCATCGAATGTATTCACGATGATTCTGGCAGATCAGACGGGCAATAAGTTCAACCTCTTCATGGACATCGAACTCCTGAAGATGATCCCCGATGACTACAAGGTCGAGGTGGGTGGAACTGCCGTTGCCAAGTTCACTGGCAAGAACAATGGTGTGTCGTATTGGATCGCTCTCCGTTCGGAATCAACCAAGTCTTGAGGAAAACATGCTTGCTACTGATGAATATCTTTGGTCGGAGAAATACCGCCCTCGTCGGATCGCTGACTGCGTCCTTCCCGAAGACATTCTGAAGACATTTGAGGATAGCATAGAGAAGGGACAGATTCAGAACCTTCTCCTTGCGGGTGGACCTGGTGTAGGCAAGACGACCGTTGCGAAGGCACTTTGCGACGAGATGAACTGCGATTGGATCATCATCAACTGCTCTGAGGATGGAAACATCGACACCCTGAGAACCCGAATCCGCGACTTCGCGAGTTCGGTCTCGTTCAGTGGTGGCAACAAGGTGGTCATCCTAGACGAGTTCGACTACTCCAATCCGCAGTCCATGCAGCCAGCCCTTCGTGGCTTCATGGAGGAGTTCTCCAAGAACTGCCGCTTCATCCTGACCTGCAACTACAAGAACAGGATCATCCAACCTCTGCATTCGCGATGCACGGTCATCGACTTCCGCATTCCTTCTGCCGAGAAGCCCAAGATGGCAAAGCAGATGCACAAGCGCATCTGTGCCATCCTCGACGCAGAGGATATCGAATATGACAACAAGGTGGTCGCGGAACTCGTCATGCGTAGGTTCCCCGACTTCCGTAGGCTCATCAATGACCTACAGAAGTATGCCTTGGGTGGCAAGATCGATGTCGGCATCCTTGGCACCACGGCAACCGACAAGGTCAATGACCTGATCGGATTCATGAAGAAGAAGGAGTTCGGATCGATCCGCAAGTGGGTGGCGAACAACATCGACAATGACCATGTCGGTCTGTTCCGCAACATCTATGACGGGATCTACGAGATCCTTGAGCCTCAGTCCATTCCACAGGCAATCCTGACCCTTGCTGAATATCAGTACAAGTCTGCCTTCGTCGCGGATCAGGAGATCAACACTATGGCATGTCTGAGCGAACTGATGGTTTCCTGCGAGTTCAAGAAATGAACGACAACCCATTCGACTTCCTGAACAGCATCAACATCAGCAAGAAGAATCTTATCCGTGAGGAGGGAAGGGGGGCATCCGAGTATGCCCCTTACCTCATGAACAAGGGTCTGTCTCAGTTTCCCGATACCATCATCCAAGCCAACGAGATGAACTTCCGCTGCCATATGGACAAGCAGATGCAGTATGAGTTCCTGCTGCATTCCGTCCGTCCGAGGAAGCGGATGTCCAAGTGGGCAAAGAAGGATGACGCAGAACTGGTTCAGACCATTGCCGACCTGTTCAACTGCTCAATCAAGAAGGCAGAGCAACTGAGGGATACCCTTGGTGCCAAGATAGTTGCGGAAATCGTGTCCCGTGGACAAAAGATGCATGGAGGTGTCCGAAATGCTAAATAATCAAAGACATTCTATCATGTTGATTGATTGGCGAGGATACTATGGAAAAAAGAGTATTGAACCTCAAGGCAGACGATCTGCTGGAGGTGACACTAAAGGCTGAGGATGACTTTCTCAAGGTGCGCGAGACGCTGACTAGGATCGGTGTCTCCTCCAAGAAGGAAAACAAACTCTATCAGAGTTGCCACATCCTGCACAAGCGCGGCAAGTTCTATATCGTTCATTTCAAGGAACTGTTCGCGCTAGACGGTCTACCGACCGACATTGATGATACCGACATCGGCAGACGGAACACGATTGCCAACCTACTGGAGGAATGGGGTCTTGTAGACATAGTCGATGAGAAGAAGGCAAGCGAACCTATTGTTTCTCTTGCACAGATGAAGATAATCCCATTCAAAGACAAGCAGAACTGGGAACTCGTACCTAAATACCACATAGGTAAGAAGAAGCCCTGAACCAAAGGAATATACAGTATGCGTCCAACCGTTACACTATGCATGATCGTGAAGAACGAGTCGCACATCATCCTTGAGTGCCTCAACTCCGTCTACAAGTTCATTGACCACTGGGTCATCTGCGATACGGGTTCCAATGATGGAACACAGGAAATCATCAAGAACTTCTTTGCTGAGAAGGGTATTCCTGGTGAACTCCATTCACATGAATGGAAGAACTTCGGTCACAATCGAACCCTTGCATTCCAAGCCGCAGAGGGCAAGGCAGACTATGCATGGGTCATCGATGCCGACGATTACATCGAAGGTGAATTGAAACTTCCTCCTAATACGGAAGCAGATAGTTTCGCCCTTCGCATCAAGCGCGGATCGTTCTTCTGGTGGCGCAATCAGATATTCAAGTTGGACTGCAAGTGGCAGTACAAGGGCGTCCTCCACGAATATGCGGCGTGTGAGAAGCCAAATCCCCGTGTGATGAAGTTAGATGGAAACTACAACATCTGCGCCCGTACTATGGGTGGAGCGAGAAACCTCAATATCGATCCCATTGAGAAGTATAGCCGCGATGCCATCGTCCTTGAGGAAGCCCTCAAGGAGGATCCTACCAATACACGGGATCAGTTCTATCTTGCTCAGTCCTATTTTGATTCACAGCAATGGGACAAGTCCGATGCTGCATACCGAAAGCGCGTCGAGATGGGTGGATGGGAAGAGGAAGTCTTCTATTCACTCTATAGGATTGCCATGATCGCGGCTATCACGAACAAGACATTTGGTGAGGTCAAGGAGAAGTTCCTCATGGCATGGAACTATCGACCGATCCGAGCCGAACCACTGTATCACATTGCCAAGATGTATCGCATGGTGAATCAGCCTAGGCTTGCATATCTCTTTGCCAAGATGGCAAAGGACATGCCGTATCCACAGTTTGATATTCTATTCATCGATGAAGATGTCTATAGGTGGCAGGTGGACGATGAAATTGCATCTACAGCATACTATCTACATCGACTTGATGAGGGGTTGGAAGCATCAGCAAGATGTCTGTCAAATCCATTTTACCCCGAGTCTGAGAAGACCAGGATGGAAACAAACCTGAAACTCTATCAACAGAAGATGGTGGAGGCTGGTCCCTCTCTCGACGCAATGAGGAAAATGCAGGAACGAAAGACTCCTGAAGTGAAGATCCCCGAAAAATCTGCCGATGTGTTGGAAAAGGAATCAGATGAGAAGAGGAGAGAGCATCTCAAGCATTTGCTAAACCGTAAGAAGGATCGCAAGGCAAAGAGCCGCTGACCAAGGATCTATATCATGCTGAAGGTATTCAGATCGAATCCGAATGCTATCGTTCCATCCTTCGCGACCGAGGAATCGGCTTGCTTTGATCTCTGTGCTTGCCTCATGGGATCGAATAAGATAAAATGCTATACTCGCATGAACGAGGCGATTGAACTGGACTGCGTGGATAAGATTGAGATCCCTGCCGAGTTCCGAGTACTGATTCCGACAGGTTTGATATTCGACATTCCCGAATGTCACTCCGTAAGAATCTATCCCCGTTCCGGACTTTCTTTCAAGTTGGGACTTGTAACTCAGAACTGCGAGGGTATAGTAGACTCCGATTATGTCGAGGAGTGCTTCTTGCTCCTCAAGAACGATTCCCTGTCTCGCGTGACGATCACGCATGGCATGAGGATCGCTCAGGCAGAACTTGTGAGGAACCATGACTATGTGATCATGGAGAGCCTTGAGAGACCGAAGAAGAGAACATCCCGCAACGGCGGGTTTGGAAGCACGGGCGTGAACTGAAGACACTGGAGAACCAAATGACGCGAGATGAATTGCTGAAGCATCACGAAGTCCTTTGCAAGCAAGCACGGGACTTGATGGACATGAAGAATCGGGACTATGCGGGGAATGACGGCAAGGAGCCATTTGCCAACTTCACCCGCGTTGAGGCAATGGGAATCTGCTCCACCGAGCAAGGATTCCTGGTTCGGCTTACGGATAAGATGAGCCGTCTTTCCTCCATCATTGAGTCGGGTAAGACCAATGTGAAGGACGAGTCCTTTGAGGACACGATGGTGGATGTCATCAACTACATCGTGCTTCTTTCCGCATATAAGCAGGATCAGAGACTCAAGGTCCAGTATGGTGAATCTCTTCTTAACTGCACTACGAGGGAACTATCATGAACGATCTGCGTCCGATTGGAAGGAATGTCGTCCTTGCCCGAGACTTTGGTGGCGAAAAGACAACCGAGGCTGGCATCATCTACAATGAGCGTATCACATCCAGATTGGTCTGGTCTAAGGTGATTGCCGTGGGAGAAGGTGTAAAGGAAGACATCCGTGTCGGTGACCGAGCATTGTGGGACATCAGCAAGATCAAGGGTCAGCACTACAAGGAATACGATGTGATCTCCGAGGAACACATCTATGGAGTCGAGCGCGAATGAACATCGTATTGGTCACTGGTGGTTTTGATCCGATCCATAGTGGGCATATTGCCTACTTCAATGCGGCAAAGACACTGGGAAACATGCTTATCGTTGGAGTGAACTCCGATGAGTGGCTTGTCCGCAAGAAGGGAAAGGCATTTCTCGACTTCAATGAGCGATGCAACATCGTCAACAATATCAAGTCCGTTGATGCTGTGATTGGATTTGATGACGGTGATGGCAGTGCCAAGGATGCGATCCGCAAGGTTCGTGTTCAGTTTCCTTCCACACATATCGTGTTTGCGAATGGTGGGGACAGGACAAGCAAGAACATTCCTGAGATGGATGTCGGGGACAACAACATCTCCTATATCTTCGGTGTCGGTGGATCGGATAAGATGAACTCCTCTAGTTGGATTCTAAATAACTGGAAGCAATAATATGCCATTCGGATATTCCTACTACCTCGACATGTACAACTGCAAGGATGGTGCAGCAGATGACATGGAACTAACCTATCGCTTCCTTGAGCGGGTCGTTGACAAGATCGGCATGACCCGAATGAGCCAACCGATAGTAATACACGGACCAACTCACCTTGGCAAGGAACTCTATCCAGCAAAGGCTGGTGTAAGTGGGTGGGTTCCTCTGATTGAAAGTGGCATTCAAATCCACTCAATCGAACCCACCCACTTCATCACGCTGGATGTGTATTCCTGCAACAACTTCGACAAGAACATCATCTTGGAGTATGCTAGGGAATGCTTTGGCTTCTCGTCGTTCGAGGAGCATCATTTTGCGCGTGGCATCAAGTATTGAGGAAACATGAACTACAGGATCATACAGGGAGACTGCCGTGAAGCACTCAAGCAGATTGATGCAGACTCTGTTCATACTTGCGTTACCTCACCTCCGTACTTCGGCTTGCGTGATTATGGAGGAGGAGAGGGAGAGATCGGATCCGAGCAGGAAGTCAATGAGTATGTCAATGCACTCGTTGATGTATTCCGTGAAGTTCGCCGCTGTCTTCGTCCTGATGGTACTCTGTGGCTGAACCTTGGCGATTCGTACATGGCTCAGAAGAATGTCGCTCCTCCCCCACAGACAATCGGTGGGCAGCGCGACATGCCTTCGTTCATTCCTGGCAACCGCAGGGAGCAGAAGGGTCTGAAGCACAAGGATCTCATCGGGATTCCTTGGCGTGTGGCATTTGCCCTACAGGCAGATGGCTGGTGGCTGCGTCAGGACATCATCTGGCACAAGCCCAATCCCATGCCCGAGTCCGTCGAGGATCGCTGCACCAAGGCACATGAGTACATCTTCCTGCTCTCCAAGAAGTCTCATTACTACTATGACCATGAGGCAATCAAGGAGACTTCAGTTTCGGGTGAAGAAAAGAAAAACAAGCGTTCCGTTTGGACTGTGAATACCAAGGGATACAAGGGAGCGCATTTCGCAGTCTATCCGAAGAATCTTATACTCCCTTGCATCCTTGCAGGATGCCCTGAGGGCGGAACCGTGATGGATCCATTCACGGGATCGGGAACCACGGCAGTCGTTGCCCTAGAGAACAATAGGAACTTTGTGGGTACTGAACTGAATCCCGAATACATTCAGTTGGCAGAGAACAGAATCAAAGAAGAGATCCCGAATACCCTTGCCTCCGTCTTGGAGTGAGGTATACTTAGAGCATGAGCAAGTTCTACACGAATGTCGCCATTCGCGGCAATCGCATTCTACATCGTGGTTATCACAACGGAGTCGCGTTCACCGAGGAGGAGGCATTCAAGCCCTCCCTCTTCGTGTTGAGCCAGAGGTCTCAGACATGGAGGACGCTCGACGGGAAGTATGTCGAGCCAATCGTGTTCGATGACATCGATTCTGCGCGTGAGTTCACGGAGAAGTACAGCGATGTCAAGTCCTATCCCATTCACGGAAACACGGACTACCTCTATCAGTTCATAGGAGAGGAGTACCCCTCCGAGATCAACTATGACATGAAGGTGATGAAGATCGCCTACATCGACATCGAAACCGAGTCGGAGGAAGGCTTCCCGAACATTGCTACCGCGAACGAGAAGGTGAATGTCATCACCCTCATCTGTGGCAGCAAGAAGTACACATTTGCCCTTGGCACGGTTGACAAGTCCAAGATGCCGAACGATGTACTCGTCAACCTCTATGACAACGAGGAGCAGATGCTTGGCGACTTCATGCTGACATGGCAGTCCCTTGGCATCGACATCGTGACGGGATGGAATGTGCAGTTCTTCGACATCCCGTACCTTGTACACAGGATGCAGAGGCTGTTCGGTGATTCCTTTGCCAAGAAGTTCTCCCCGTGGGGCAAGTTGAAGGATCGCAAGGTCGAGATCAATGGGCGAGAGAACATCACTTATGAGATCGTCGGCATCAATACCCTCGACTACTATGACCTCTACAAGAAATTCACATATGTGACCCGCGAGTCCTACAAGTTGGATCACATCGCGTCCGTTGAACTTGGCGAGAAGAAGATCTCGTATCAGGAACACGACAACTTCGCGGACTTCTACCGAAACGACTTCACGAAGTTCGTGCAGTACAACATTCAGGATACCCTGCTCGTTCAGAAACTTGAAGCCAAGTTGCGGCTGCTTGAACTTGCCGTCTCGCTTGCGTATTCGGCAAAGGTGAACATGCAGGATGTCTTCTCCCAAGTACGGACTTGGGATCAGATCATCTATCACTATCTCCATGCAAAGAAGATCGTGATTCCCCCCAAGAAGAAAGGAAAGAAAGATGCGTCATTTGAAGGTGCGTATGTCAAGGATCCGCAAGTCGGTATGCACAGGTGGGTTGTGTCGTTCGACCTCGACTCTCTATATCCCCACCTCATCATGCAGTACAACCTATCCCCCGAGACGAAGACACACCACGGTCTGCGTAGAGAGGTCACTCCATCGTCTTTTATCGAAGGAACGCAGTCTGCGTCTGTTGCCATATCCAATGCCAAGAGAGAAGAACTCTGCCTTGCTGCAAATGGTACGACTTATCGAAGGGATGTTCGTGGATTTCTTCCAGAACTCATGGACACCATGTACAAGCAGCGCAAGGAGTACAAGCGGCTCATGCTTGAGGCGAAGGCTGCACTCAAGACCCTTCCCAAGGATGCTTCTAAAGAGGAACGAGAAGGTCTATCGCTTGCAATAAGCAAGTACCATAACTTCCAACTTGTCCGTAAGATTCAGTTGAACTCAGCATTTGGTGCCATCGGCAACGAGTGGTTCCGCTACTATGACGAGGAGATCGCTGAGGCAATCACCCTGTCGGGGCAGTTGTCGGTTCAATGGGTCGAGAAGGAACTCAACAAGTACATCAACAAGGTGGTTGGATCGGTCGATGCAGACTATGTGATCGCAATCGACACCGACTCCGTGTACCTTGACCTTGGAAGAGTCGTGGACAAGTTCCTCCCGAACGAGATGGATGAGGAGAAGATCACGAAGTTCATAGACAAGGTTTCCAATGATGCATTTCAGAAGGTCATAAATGATTCCTATGACAAACTCGCGGACATGATGAATGCCTACGAGAAT